ATGCCACTCACAGACACCCGCGTTAAAAACGCCCGCCCACAGGATAAGCCCTACACATTACAGGATGGTCAGGGGCTTTACCTCGAAGTCAGACCCACCGGCGCAAAATACTGGCGCTACCGGTACTGGCTCACTCCCACCAAAGATGGTCGATATACTATCGGCGAATATCCTTCCGTTTCCCTTTCCGATGCGCGCCGCGAGCGCGAATGGGCCCGCGAGCAGGTTAAGCGCGGACTTAACCCCACAGACGTTAAAAAACAGCAACGCCAGCGCGCCGAAATCGAATCGGCCAATACGTTCGAACTTGTGGCTAAAGAGTGGATTGAGAAGAAGCGTCCTACCTGGACGAAAGGAACCTGTGAGCAGGTAGAAAACTTTCTAGCGATAAACTGCTATCCGGCATTCGGTAACAAACCAATCCGCGATATCACTGCGCATGAAATTCTTGCGGTGTTAAAAAAGATGGAGAGCCGCGGATCGACGTCTTCCGCGTTAAAAGTGCGGCAATGGTGCTCGGCAATTTTTTGTTATGCGGTTGCCACGCTTCGCGCCGACTCTGATCCGGCCGCCGCCCTGAAAGGAGCAATTATTCCGCCGAAAACTGAAAATTCCCGTTGCCTGACTGGTGACGAGCTGCGCAAATATTTTGCTGCAGCGGAAAGTTACACCGGCCACACACAGACGAAATTATGTTTACAGTTGTTACCATTCTTTTTTGTGCGCCAGGGGGAGCTGCGCGGGGCGGTGTGGACAGAAATAGACTGGGACCAGAATCTGTGGGTGATCCCGGCTGAGCGAATGAAGATGAGCCGCCCACACTCAGTTCCGCTGACTCCTTACACCCGATCTCTACTGGAGAGGGCGAAAGCGCTGGCCGGAGATAATCCGCTTATCCTTCCCGGTGTGAAGAATCCCCGTGCGCCACTGGCCGACAGCACCATTAACCGAGCTATCGTTTACCTGGGGTTTGCAGCGAAGCACATTACAAGTCATGATTTCCGTGCCACCGCTTCAACCACGCTATACGAAATGGGATTCCGGCGTGAGGTTATAGAAAAGCAACTGGCGCATGCCGAAGCTAACCGTGTCGTTGCCGCCTATAACCACGCCGAGTATCTGCCAGAACGGCGAGAGATGATGCTCGCCTACGAGTCCTGGCTTCGAGGTTTTATGCCTGGCTCTGGCTCTTGATTCGCTCGATGTATGGCACGATAGACGATTCAGGCCACTTTGAACGCGGCCCATCCTTCAGAGGGCGCGGTAGTTCCCCGCAACTCACCTTTCGGTAAAGCGTGGCGCGAGACATGCTGAGAACGTCGCATACAGCCTTTACGCTTAATAATTTTTCCATTGATGCTCTCCACTGGCCCCATCCGGGGCCGTTTGATATTTCGTTATCAGCTGTCACGGCGCCATGCGAATGGCAACGGTTCAGGTAAAATCCACAGGTGGCGCATATTCGCCACGTTCACCACGTCGCGTTCCGCCGGGAAAATCTCGACCGCATCCCGGTCTGCATAACCCACTGCGTTTTTGATTTCCTGGAGCGTGTCCCAGCTTATGCCGTCTTTCCAGCGTCCCGCTAACCCCAACTCTCTTGTATTAACGGACAGGCGAATTACGCCCCCTTCCTCATGAAACTCCTGCACCAGAAAGCGTGGATTTATCCAGACGTTGGTTCGACTGGGATCGTTGAGTTTTTCCGGCCACTGCGCTTTCGGTACCTCTTCAAGACAACAGATCATGGTTTTCCCCTTAAACTCATCACAGGGCTTGCCAGAGCACGTAGCCGGCGCGGTTTATCCATCGGCGTCGCGATGTAGCTGTGTTGGCAGTTCCTGATCTCGACGCGAAGTTTGGTCCCGTCAACCCGGATCATGTAATCCACGCTTTTGCCTGTTATGCCGTAGTCCCCGAAACGCTCGTAATGCTCCTGGAGCGCTGCGGCGCAAGCCTGTCGTGCCACGGGAGATTGTTTGCTGCCTCTGTTAATTAGTCTCATCGTTAACCGGGAGGGCGAACCCTCCCGCCTCCCTTAGCCGACATACTCAGGTTTCATATCCAGCAGCGTGATGCTGAATTTCTCGTACAGCTCATCACCCAGGTGGCGTTTCGCCGCCGTCAGGGTCTGCTCAGCCTTCGTGAACAGCTCAGCAGCTTCCGGTTCACCCGGCTGCGGAAGAGAGTTGATCGCCGCTTCGACTTTGTTGCGCGCATCCACCAGGTAGTAGCGCTTCACGGCTTTGTTTTTCAGTTCAGTAAACAGGGCGGTGCCCAGTCTGGCTTTCGCTGCTTCGATATCAACACGTACAGCTTTCGCGCTGTCGACGTCTTCAGCAGTTTCAATGCGGTCGCGGAAATCATCGGCCAGGGTATCTATGTTCGAAGTAGGCACCTGTGCGCTGGTGGTACTCACATCGCTGGTAATTTCTTGGACGCTCATGCGCGGAGCGGGCTCCGGATTAATAACTTTCTCCTGGCGTTCTTCCAGTTCGTCCGGTGTGTAAACACCCAGAATGACGTCAGGGCAGTACAGCCGGGCCCAGCGCTTAACGGCAAGATAAGCGAGCTGCTGGCGGGGGTCGTCTGCCCAAAGCGGGGAGTTGCGCACACGAGCCTGAGCGAGCAGCAGGTCAAGTTCACGCGGTTCGTCTTCACCTTTCAGCCGGGCGCGGATGATAATGCCGATCCCGGTTTCGTCAGCCATTGTCCAGCCGGGTACGCGGTATTCACCTTTCTCGCCTTTTTTGATACTGAATTTACCGATTACATTTTCCCACGGGCCATACCACTCATATTCAAAGCGGGTGGCCAGCACGCCGCTGCGTGAGATGACGGCATTCACTAACTGAGCTTCATAGCTCAGCGCACCGTTAATCAGGTGGGTTTTCTGAGCGACCGCAAAGGGATTCATCTGCCACTGCGCTGCCTGCATAGCGACAGCCATGCAGTCAGCCGGATTACCCTGCAGGTGACGCGGTACCGTTGCTGAGCCCTGCGCCATCATCTGGGCGAAAGAACTGATGGCATTCAAATACTGAGAATCAAAAAGCGCGATATTCGAATTAACGACTGCGTTCTGGTCGGCTGCTACTACGTTTGTGTTTTCCATGATCTCCCCCTTATACATTTGCCAGACTGCGCAGCGCTTCGAGACGGCGCATGTCGTAATCGCTCAGTTCGTCGGTGTAATCGTCAACAATCGGGGCTGGCCATTCGCCGGTATCGAATGCGTTTGCGATTGCCCGCATGGTAGTGCGGTACTCAAGCGCACCCAGCTCAAGCAGTTCCTGGCTGGCTTCGACAATGGCTATCCAGTGGTAACCTTCGTCTTTGTTCACGAAAATCCAGAAGAACTGATCCAGTGCTGCCGTTTCGGTATACATGGCCGCGCTCAGGTGATAATCGCGGTCAATGATTTCGCGATGGAGCCGGGCACGCAGGCCTGACTGCTTGATGTTCCACATGCTTATCGTCTTGAGGTCAGCTCCGATACGGATGCCGTTCATATCGATTTCAAGGTCCGGGCGCACGCGGATTTCCAGCCCGGTTTCTTCGTCGATCCCGAAATAGCTGACTTCAACAGCACGCCCCGGGTGCGTCAGGAACTTACCGGCGGTCGGGTGGGCCAGTAACACCGACTGAATAGCCCGGGCGGTCGCCAGCTGCTGGCGCGTTACCAGAATTTTTTCCTCCGGGTTTTCGCGCCATTCATCCAGCAGTTCGTCTGCAAACACCGCATCTGGTTTGACGGTCTTCACAGCCTGAATCAGATCAGCTTTGGTACCGGATACTTTCAGAGGCGCTGGTTTTTGGGCCTCCTGCGCCACCAGGCCAGGATTAATGATCGCCAGTTGTTCGAGCAACGCGTCACAACTGCCACTGGTTTTTACCGGAGCGGGCAGGGTGGCGTTGTACTCTTTGATACAGGCCTTCATTGCGACAGCGGTCTGCTTCTTGTCTGCCTCGATACGCTGGAACTCAGCTGGCAGAGTCATATAGCTCTGCGCTGTTTCTTCCAGGCTGCCACCCATCGGCACCTGCGCAGGCAGGGTGGCGTTGTGCTCTTCAAGCAGCGCTTTGATATCGTCTGCGCTTAGCAGCGCGGGGAGGCTGGCGTTATGCGCGTCGATAAACGTGCGCAGCGTTGCCGTGGTGGTGAATGCACCTTCCGGGATTTCAGGTTCAATACTGAATTCTGTGTGCAGGTTCTCCGGTTGCAGTGCCAGCGCATGCACCAGGTTACCCATATCCAGCACTTTGGACTGCTCGCGGGAAATGGTCTTTTCAACGTGGCGCGCATTGAAATACATCAGCGATACACGAGCATCTTTCACCATGGTTGAGCTGATACCGTTCGCGGCGTGGTAAACGTTATTCGGTAAACCTTCATAACGGCCTGGTTCGAAGAAAGCCGGATACTCAATAGCTTTTGGTTCAGTTTCTGGCGAAGATGGCTCGCTTTGTTGCTGATCCGGTTCAGACTGGGCCGGTTTAACAGTTTCCTGGTTCGTTTCCGGCTCAGTGTGGTTAGCCAGGCGTGGAGCGTTAGCCGCGAAAATACCGGCAGCGTTTACGGCATCTGCCTGCGAATGATCTTCATCAGCGCTTTCGCCTGTTGAAACCGGTGTACCAGCCGGGATTTCGTTACTGACAGCCGTTTCCATCTGCACATTTTCGGTAACCTCCAGTTCTTCGCGTAGGCCTTCGGCCATTTCCTGATAAGTGGCGTCGCCCATTACGGGGCCGTTGTCCGGATTAATCGGGGCGTTACCAGTCAGCCCTTCGATGGAGAACACTCCAGCGCCGAGGTTTTCAACTTTCGGCTGTGACGCTGCTTCGTCAACCCGGCGACGTGCCCCTTCTTCACGGACTCGCTGTAAGTTTTCTTCGTGAGTACAGAAAGATTTACGTGGCGTTTTATCCCATTTCGGATCCGCCGGGTCGCTGATGCCCTCAACATATTCTCCGCGGTCAGCCGCCAGTTGTTTATCCAGGGTTTCACGGCTGAATTGCGCAGCCTCTACAGTTTCAGCATCTGGCTTGTCGTGCTGGTGTTCTTTCAGGTTTGCGCTGATGTAGGTTTGCAGGCTGACCGGGAAATGATGGACGTTCTCGGCGGCGCCACGGATCAGTGCGAAAATAGCAGCGCGGGAATAGTCCAGGATGCCCGCTGTTTTGCGCAGTGCGGCAGACCATTCCTTAAACGGGCTTTCATGTTTCTGAACGATTTCTTTGGCGCGTCGATGTATGGCGCCCGGGATGTTGTAGATATCAAAATCCATCGGCAGCGTCGCGGCTGCGATCTCGTAATCAAGCGTATCCAGGGTATGCGTGTAGTCCTGGCTGCGATCGGTCACGATGCCGCCGCCAGCATTCGTGCCGGTGTCTGTGCGCTGAATGGCGGAAATGCGGTTACCTTTGGCCCATTCCTTCACAAGGAGCCCCTTGTCGACATACGCGGTTTCGCTCCAGGCTTTCAGGAACTGCAGCATAACGCCAAGCTCAGGCAATTTTTTATCCTGCGGGAACACTTCCCTGACCGCGTCGGTCAGTTTCCATAGGTCGTATTCCCTGACGTCTTTCAGGGAAGGGGTGTTTTCAGCGGCCAGGAGCAGGTTTTGTACGTACGAGTTATCCACGTCCATTTCCAGTGCAATAAGGGCATTTTTCTGCTCTGCCTGGATGTGGTAGGCGTATTCGCTTTCAGAGATAAACTGAGCGAGTAGACGCTGGCGGAATGGCAGGGTTGCCACGGTGATAAGCTCTGGAATTTCCGCATCATGCAATTTCTGAACAATGTCAGTTGCGGAGGCGGTGGTACTATTAATTTCAGGCCAGTCATGAACTATATCAGCCCACTCTTTAACGAGTTGGGAACGATCACCCGCTTCAGCTTCCACCCAGGCTGTAATAAATCCGTTGATGGCGCTTACTTCGTGGTTCTGCTCCAGTGGGAATAATTCTTTTACAGCCTGAATGAGTTTCCACTCAACATGTGCAGACAGTTCATCAATGCCTGGTACCTCCCGGCAGGCCTGCAGCAGATTCTGGATATAGATATTGCTTTCGTCCGCCTCAGCTGCGCCGATCTGTACGTGCACAGCTTCAATGATTTCTTTTTCTTCGGTGTCGTTAAGCAGGTGTGCAATCAGGCGCTGCGGCAGGCGCAGCCGTGCTACCGGGCGGAGCAGTGCAGGTGCGTCGGCAGCCGGCGCACTGGCATTACCGGTATCGTCTGCCAGCTGCGCGCGCTCGTCCTGGATATTTATTGAATCCGCGGCTTTTGATATTTGACTCCATGACTTCCCGTCTTCGCCGAGTTCGTAACGATCGCACCAGGTATCATCCAGAACGCGCTCGGCGGGCAGGTCGTCGACAACAAGCCAGTTTGTACGGACCGGCAGCTGGTAATCCGCGCCGCGACCGACTTCGATTTCGGCATCTTCCAGGATGTTCTCGATTTCACGCTGGGCGCGTGAGTCGGATTTTGCAGAGAACCAGCAAAACAGGTTTTTTGCTCCTGACTTCGCTTTTGCCTTAATGAGAAACGCATATGTGTTCATTGCGTCTGAGCTCCTTTGGGTTGTAAGATCCCCGGCGCTTGTAAGAGCCGCCTTCGGTTTAGGTGAAAAATTCCGGTATGCTTTGGTCGGTGTTACCGGACGTAAGGCCCGCTTCGGCGGGTTTTTGCGTTTATGGCTCGTGAGCCATCTGATCGTGCCCGGCGCACTGCCTGGAGCAGTAATGCCGTTCTTCGCGGGCAAGCATGTTGCCGCGCAGTAAAAGCAGGGTGCTTTTCATTTCATCGCCTGGCTGAAGGAGGCTTCTGCAGTAGGCGCATTTCGCACCGGTGGTTTCCTGACCGTGAATCATCGGATCCCCCCAGCCATTCAGTAAAACTTCCACAAGACAATCGTTAATACGTATGGCACCGCGCATGGTGCGCAGGTAAACGTATTTGCCGCGAACCGCTGACACATTCCAGGTGTGCCCGTCGTGCTTTGCCAGCATTCCCGGAACCACACACTGGCGAATGATGTGCATCGTGCCGTAGTGTTGATTAACCATCTCATCCTCTGCCCTTATCGCCAGGCTGGCGGAACGTTTGTAAACCTGCTGCGTGTTAATGACTCCACCTCATCCCGGTATTCATATACTCCGGGCCGCTACTTCGTGGGCGTCCTGCCTTGGTGGTCGTTACTGCGTTTTGATGAGTTGATATTAAGTCTCAGGCTTAATTATTGTCAAGCTTTTAGCTAAGTAGATTTTAAGTTTTAGGCTTAAACGTGATAGGAGATGTGAATTTCTGGCAAAAAAAATCCCAGCCAAAGGCCGGGATACGGGTTTTATAGTCAGATTTAATATTTCGAACTGGCGGGAGGGTTTCTAATTTCTAAGGCGTATTTTTGATACAGCTTAATCTTCGTGAAACTTAACGCGCCCCTTCATGTACTTCTCGTACAACTCATCAAGTTCTTTTAAACGTATAGCGAAAATCCTAAGCATGTTTTCTTGCTCTGCGCTTGGTAACTGGCGATAAAGCTCAAGCAATCTTTGCTCGTCCGGCTTCAACCCGTCTTTTTCACCTACATCCTCACCAAGAAGCCAAGGGACTGAAACGCCAGCAGCATCTGCGATCGCAAGCGCTGATTTCTTACTAATTACACCTTTTTTGAACCAGCCGTTAACGGATTGCGGAGTTACCTGCGCAACGCGAGCCATATCTGATTTTGTCATCCCACGCCCATTTAATTCATTGAGGCGCTCGACAAGTGTTGGGTTTAGAAGCGGTTTCTTTTCCATAACCAAGAGAATAAGCCTTTTGCTTAAACTTTAAAATTCGCCCCAGGCTTGACAATATATTAAGTCTAAGGCTTAATTTGTTGTAAGTTCAAACCGGAGACAATGATGAACGGATTAATTAAAGCAATTAAAACTGCTGGGAACGCTTCAAACCTAGCCGTCATGTTAGGTATCAAGCCCATGTCAGTGAGTCGCTGGAAGAATCGCTATAACGGTAACGTCCCCGCCGATCGAGTGCTGCAAATCTACGGCGTAACTGGCGTCACTCCACATGAGCTACGACCCGACTTATACCCCAACCCAACCGATGGTCTTCCGAAACAGGAGTAACCATGCAAACACTTCAATTTCAACAGAGTACCGGAACAATGCCGGGGGCGATGATAAATCGCTCTCAGCCGAAACCGGAGTATACGCACCAGCAGATCCGTTGCGCTGTTCGTGCCTGGGCGGCTGCAATCGATAACCAGGACGTGGTGGCCGGGCTGATTGTTGAGGAATATCAACTCAGCGGTGGCAGCCTGGATTTCCCGACCGAAATAAACCGCCAGCGTCAAAAGCTCTTTCGCTGGCTGGACGGTGATACCGATTACGCACATGCAAATATCCGCGAGTTAACTCCGGCAATTCTTAACGTACTCCCGCTCGAGTTCCGCAGCCGGCTTATCCCACAGGAAGACATCCTTTCGCGCGTCGCGACGGCGATGAAAGAGTGTGCGGAAGCCAAGCAGGCCGTGCTGATGAAAGCGCCTGAACATCAGAAGCTGAAAGAGGTAAGTGAGGGGATCGCGTCGTTGTTTCGTCTGATGCCCGAGCAGGTCGGTCCGTTGATGACAATGGTCATGTCGATGCTGGGCGTCATGTAACAGGGGCCGCTTATGAACCACGAACAGTTCATTAAGAAACACGTCTGTGAAGAGCTGATTAAGCAGGGCTTTCCAGTTCCGGTCGCTCAGGGGGGGGCATTACAGGCTGTGGACTTATACCGGCGCATGTCTCAGGCAAGCCGTAAGGGGAAAATTTTCGATGATGTTTTACGACACGCGAAGTTGTGGGCAGAGAAACAAACAACCTCAGCCGACAGGTTCGAAGAAAAGCGCGTCAAGCGCACCGAACAGCGTGGACTGTTCTGAAAGGGTGAAGACCGTGCTGGTGGAACAGCAACGGCCTTCGGGTGCAATAACTGGATGCAATTGCGAGGTCAGTATGACTGGACAAACCGAAAATTTCAACGAGGTGCGCTATGGGTAATTTAGCGCGTCTTTCCGTAGTACCAATCAGACCTGAATTGCAGGTGGTGGAGATGCGTGTGGCCGATACAGACGATGGATTCACACGTCTGGCGAACGAGCTGTACGAGGAGCTTATTGGGGCCAACCTGACGAAAAATCAGGCCAAGGTTGCTCATGCTGTTTGCCGAAAGACCTATGGGTTCAACAAAAAAATGGACCGCATTGCTGACACCCAGCTAGCTCAGTTAACCAGGCTGCCCCGGCAGAAAGTTAACGCTGTAAAAAAAGAGCTGCTGAGCATGCACGTCCTGATATCTGATGGTTCATTAATTGGGCCGAATAAAAACCTTAACGAGTGGAAAATCCCTCCCGCTAAAAGCGGACCCGTGAGTCACCACGGTAGTGACAAAAATTGTCACCATGGTAGTGACAGTCACCATGATGATGACACTGTCACCACGGTAGTGACAAAAAATGTCACCACGGTAGTGACAAGCCTGTCACCACAATGGGGACACACAAAAGACACTATTACAAAAGACAATAAAGACAATATTAATAAACCCCCTAAATCCCCCAGGACAGGAAGATCTGATTTCAATCCAGAAACCGCTCCTGTCCCGGAATGGCTTTCGCGTGAAACCTGGTCTTCATGGGTCGCCTATCGTCGCGATCTGAAAAAGCCCATCAAGTCGATGCAGACCGTTACGCAAGCTATCAACCTGCTGGGCCGCTGTATCGCCAAAGGATATAGCCCCGAAGAAATAATCAACCGGAGCATAGCCAACGGCTGGCAGGGGTTGTTCGAACCTGAGCAGTCAAAAAACACTGCGACGTCGCGCTATCAGTCGCAGGCCCTTTCGGTACCGCAACCTGATAACACGATTCCGGACGGATTCACGGGGTGATCATGAAAACCAGCAGCGAATTAATCGGACGCCTGCAGCGGCTCATGCCGGCGGGTATCAAACCCAAGTTCACCAGCGCTGAAGAACTTATGGCCTGGCAGCAGGAAGAGGGCCGCAAGCATTGCGCTGAGGTGGAGAAACTCAACCAGAAAGCGCGTGCAGACCGCATTTTCGGGCGATCGGGTATTCAGGACTTGCACCGTAGCTGCACGTTCAAAAACTACCAGGTGAGCGGCGAGGGGCAGCAACTTGCGCTGACGATGGCGAAACGCTACGCGCAGAACTTCGGTACCGGATTTGGCAGCTTCGTGTTCAGCGGCGGCTGCGGTACCGGGAAAAACCATCTGGCGGCAGCGATCGGAAATCATCTGCTCGGGCGTGGCGCCACGGTGCTGATTGTAACCATCCCCGACCTCATGTTGCGCGTTCGCGCCTGCTACGACGAGGGCGAATCAGAATCCGCGTTACTGGATGACCTGTGCCGCGTGGACCTGCTGGTTCTCGATGAGGTGGGTGTACAGCGCGAGACGCGCGGCGAGTTCGTCATCCTGAACCAGATTATCGATCGCCGCCTGGCAGCCCTGAAACCTGTCGGTGTGCTGACCAACCTGAATCACCCTCAACTGACCGCCGTACTGGGCGAGAGAGTGATGGACCGCCTGCAGATGGATGGCGGTGTCTGGGTGAACTTCAACTGGGCCAGTTACCGTAAAAACGTCAGCCACCTGCGTGTGGTGAAGTGAGGAAATCATGACAACGAATTTTGTTAACGACGTGATCAGCTTCCTGACTAACCGGGAAGGAAACCTGCATGAAATCGCCGCGGCTATCGGCATGGACCCAAACCGGACCTCAACGCTGCTGGGTGGCCTGTTGCGTAGCGGTACCGTCGCTCGCTCCGGGCGCATGCGGAAATACGTTTACAGACTGGCGCCTGATTACCGTACCCCTGAGCAAATTTACCAAGAGCGGCTTAGCACAGTCCTGGCTGCACTGCACGAACGCCAGCGCCTGAGTTTTGGTGAGGTGAAAACGCTCATCGATGAATCATCCTGTCTTACCCGTTCCTTCCTCGAGCAAGCCGTAAAACGAGGTGAGTTTATCAAGCAGGGTAAACAGGGTTATTTCCTGACGTTTCAGGATTACGAAACGTACCTGGAAGCACTGGCTGAGCGCCGTAAGGCAAAGCGTACAGCTGACTGTGCCGCCCGCCGCGCAGCGCGGAAATCTCAGGTCAAGCCAGCGGAGCCGGAAAGACCGGCGGAGCCAGTTAACGCAATTACAGATAAATGCCGCCAGAACTGGCAGGGTTATCATATCCATAAAATTTTCGGGAGCGCCCGCGCATGAAAGACATGACGAATGAGCAGTTAATTCGCGCCACCTACGTGGTCGCTAAGTACGAAAATCCGAAGACGGCACAACTGCTGACTGAACTGGCGGGGCGGCTGGACTGCGCGCTGGCAGCGACGCGTACGGCTTGCCGGGAACGTGACGCCGCTGTCAGAGCCGAAATTGAGTGGGAGACGGCCATGCGTCAGGCTGTTGGCGAAGACGGCGTTGATGACGTGGTTGTGGTTATTGAGTCGCTGAAGTCGGCTGCTTTAAAACACATCAAAGGAGATGCGGCGTGAACTGGAAACATGATGCGTTAGCCCACGATCTTGCAGAACATCTGCGCCAGAACACTGCGCGGATTGTATGGGAAGATATGCAGCTCGGTCCGAGCGGTACAGCTCGCCCGGATGTTTACGCGATCCCATGCTCATTCAGCAAATTTTGCCCTGTCGTGTACGAAATTAAGGTCAGCGTTTCCGACTTCCGCGCCGACGTCACTGCCGGGAAATACACGAAATATTTTGCGTACGCCAGCGCGGTAGTCTTTGCCGTTCCCGAGGGAATGCTGAAAAAGTCTGATATCCCGGAGGGCTGCGGGCTGATGGTTCGTAAAAAAAGCGGATGGCATACCCTGAAAGGCCCGACCATGCGATCCATTGACAACCTTCCGCGCGACGCCTGGATAAAACTGGTTATTGACGGAATCCGCCGTGAAACCGAGCGTACCCGACTTATGATGCGCAGCGCTCCGGTTTATGTTGATGAAAGACGGCTGGCGCAGCGACATGGCGACGAGATTGCCAGACTGGTATCGCAGGCTTACAACGCAAAAGCTCGCCTCGAATCGGCTATTCAGAATCAGGAAAAGCGCCGTGTAGAAGTTTTCCAGCAGACAGAGCAGGAGGCTCGCTGGCAACGCGAGCAGATAGAGCGACAGGCTGAAAGCCTGAACCGGGCGCAACGCGAACTGGCTGATGTTCTCGGGCTGCCTGAAAACGCGACAGTTAATCACCTTACCCGGGCAATAAATTCAGCCGCCTATCGACTCGCTCAGGATGCCGAGGTTATACGTCTGCGTGGATTGTTCAGCAGGCTGGAAGATTTGCTGGTCAGCGCCAACCAGAAGCTGCCGGGTGAGTCAGCTAAGGTGGGTGCGGCATGACTGAGCAAGTCATCCTTGATATGTGCTGCGGCTCACGCATGTTCTGGCTCGACAAAGCCGACCCGCGTGCCGTTTTCTGCGATATTCGCGCCGAAGAGCATGTACTGTGCGATGAGCGCCGCCTGGTTATTAGCCCCGATGTTATTGCTGATTTCCGCGTGTTGCCGTTCGCCGACGCTACGTTTCCGGTGGTGGTGTTCGATCCGCCGCATCTTGAACGTGCTGGCCCGAACGGCTGGCAGGGCAAAAAGTACGGGAAGCTTAACCGTGATACCTGGCGCGAGGATTTGCGCGCCGGTTTCAGGGAGGCTTTCCGCGTTCTGAAACCCAACGGGGTGTTGATTTTCAAATGGAACGAGACGCAAATCCCGTTGAGCCAGGTCGTGTCGCTCACTGACGAGAAACCGGCTGTCTGGCAGAAGACCGGAAAAAACGACAAAACGCACTGGCTAATTTTCGTCAAGAGCGGTGCTGGTACCATAAGCAGCGAGCCTGACCGCTTAATGTGGTACGCCACAAAACGCATCGTAGAGCTGGAAAGCCAGCTGCTGGTGGATGTGCCGGAAACCGTCTGGCCCGCTGAAGTCGGCATGGTCTTTTCTCAGATTGAAGTCGCCGGGGATCTCCCGGCGCACCACCAGCGTCGCCTGAAACATCACATCAACCGCATGTGGCTGGAAAAAATGCCGGTACCGGCGATCGTCACTGCTGCCCGTTCGCTGGCCGCTGCCATGGAGAAATATGCGTGAGAGAAATCATCGTTGATAATTTTGCCGGAGGCGGCGGGGCGTCTACCGGTATTGAGCTGGCGACTGGCCGCAGTGTGGATATTGCCATCAACCACGACGAGAACGCCGTCGCGATGCACACCACGAACCACCCGGATACGTTGCACTATTGCGAATCGGTGTTTGATGTAAACCCAATGGCGGCGACGGCAGGCCGCCCGGTGGGGCTGGCATGGTTTAGCCCGGATTGCCGCCACTTCTCGAAGGCCAAGGGCTCAAAGCCAGTTGAGAAAGAAATTCGCGGTCTGGCGTGGATCGTTATTCGCTGGGCGCTGGCGGTGCGGCCACGCGTGATGATGCTGGAGAACGTCGAAGAGTTTAAAACGTGGGGACCACTCCTGGCGGCAGAGATGCGACCAGATCCGGCCCGCGCTGGGGAAACATTTGAGGCGTTCTGCGGGATGCTGTCCGGTGGTATACCTGCCGGGCATCCTGCGCTGGCAGAGTGCTGCGAGTTCCTGGGTATTGCCGTAGATGGCGAACAGGCGCAACAGCTGGTGGCCGGGCTCGGATATGCTGTTGATCACCGCGAGCTGCGGGCGTGTGACTTTGGCGCGCCGACAATCAGAAAGCGCTTTTTTATGGTGATGCGGTGCGACGGCGTGTCGGTGACCTGGCCGGAGCCGACACACGGCGATCCTAAATCGCCAGCAGTGCAGAACGGTAAGCTTAAAGCCTGGCGGACGGCGGCGGAGTGTATCGACTGGTCAATCCCGGCGCCGTCGATTTTTGACCGCAAAAAGCCGCTGGCCGAGAACACGCTCAAACGCATTGCCCGAGGCATTCAGCGGTTCGTGATCGACAATGCGTCGCCGTTTATCGTGAAGTGCAATCACACCAGCACCCGTACCAGTTACGACTGCTTCCGAGGACAGGCGCTGGCGGATCCGCTACAGACCATTACCAAAACCCACGGCTATGCTGTCGCGGTACCGCACCTGACAAAATTCCGTACCGGCGCGACCGGGCAGGTTGTCACCGAGCCGGTGCCAACGGTTACCGCCGGTACGTCAAAGCGTCCGGGCGGAAACGGGCATGCGCTGGGCGTGGTGGAAGCCGCACTTACCCCGTTCCTGGCGGGTAATGGTGGCAGCGAATATCAGGCCAAACCACGCCCGCTGGATAAACCCGCGCATACCATCCTGAAAGAGTCACGGTCATGCGTCGTTGCGCCAGTGATTGCCCGCCAGTTCGGTGCCAGCGTGGGCCACCGGGCCGACGAGCCGAGCGCGACTATCACGGCAGGCGGCGGCGGTAAATCGCAGCTGGTGACCCCGACGCTCATTCAGATGGGATATGGCGAGCGCCCAGGGCAGGAACCGCGCGTGCTGCAACTGGACAACCCACTGGGTACCGTTACCGCCGACGGCAATAAATTTGCCACTGTAAGCGCGTTCCTGGCGAAACACTACGGCGGCAATTATTCCGGGCCCGGCGCCGCTATGAATGAGCCAGCGCATACGGTCACTACCACGGATCACCATGGTCTGGTCACATCCCATCTGGTGAAGTTACGCGGCACGTGCCGGGACGGGCAGCGCACAGACGAACCTACGCCAACGGTCACTGCTGGTGGCCAGCACGTAGGGGAGGTGAAAACCACACTGGCAGCAGAAGGGTATGACGAGCAGCGCGCGGCGCAGGTGCTGGCGTTCCTGCGGGAATACTGCGGTGAGGATTGCGACGGACTGGTAACAGTGGATGGCATCGTTTACCGCATCGTTGATATTGGTATGCGCATGTTGCAACCGCACGAGCTGTACCGCGCCCAGGGCTTCCCGGAGTGGTATATCATTGACCGTGACTATCGCGGCGTGAAGTACGCCAAAGATAAGCAGGTGGCGCGCTGCGGCAATGCGGTACCGCCGCCGTTCGCTGAGGCACTTGTTAGGGCTAACTTGCCGGAGATGTGTAGAGCGAAATATCTTGCTGCATAATTAAAATTGCTGGTCATACCACGGCGTTTTTGGTGATAAAAACTACAATTATTGTTGCCAAAAATGACTGAGGGGCTGATATGAAAGCAAAATATAAAGTTATTTATTATATCGATAGCAAACGGCATGAGTTCGATACGTTTGTTTTACGAGACGACAAGATTGATGAAGCCGATCTTTATTCTCAAATAATGCCTAAGGTAGAGGAGCACTATAAGGACACATATGGTGTTAATTCATTTGCAGTGCGAAAGGGATTCAGTGACATCACTTTCGACTATTTAGGCCCGAGTTAAACACGATAGCTCTCTGCTGCATGCATACTACTAATGTTAAGCCACGTTGTACCGTGGCTTTTTTATTCAATGGCTTACAACAACTTAACTTTTCAAACCTGTGTCGCAATTTGTGCGCTTATCGAGTTGATCATTCTCCCGTATGGGTGTACTGTTTATTTATACAGTATTTTTATGAGAGGGATGATCATGAAGGTTGAAGTCACTATCGAACGTACAAAAAAACTGCCTGATGGCGCGATCCCGGCGCTGGAAAAAGAACTTTTAAAACGATTAAACAAGCGCTACGAAGGGTGCAAGCTGACCATTCGTCGGGCACAAAATGACGGGCTCAATGTTATCGGTGGCGATAAAGACGAAATCGCAAATATTCTGCAGGAAACCTGGGAAAGTGCGGACGAGTGGTTCTACTGATTGAACGTTGAACTATTTCCTGAAGCTGAACAGGGGGATGCTGTGAGAGAATGTGTTTCAAAATCATCTGAGCCTGACTGGTATGACGTTGTCAGAAGGGCGGATGGCGCGGTGCTATGTAGTTTTCCAGGAGGTGATCGTTTTCTTGTTTATAAAAGTGGAGGGCTTATTTCTATGCGACCTTTACTTGATGAGGAAATTATTTTCACGCCAACCGCGGTTGTGCAGTTTCTCACTGATCTCGGCTACCGCATCCAAAGACCATCTGATAATATGATCTCATCGGTCTGAACAGCCGGTAAACCTGCTGCGCCACGGAGTGAACACCATGGCGCACTTGCAATTAATCAAGCAATCATCAGGAATCCTGATCCCGGCTACGCCCGAGACCAGCGACTTTTTGCATTCAAAATGCAAGCTCGGAGCCGTACTCGAAGCCGAGTTTCGCCAGCTACGTAACCCGGCATTTCACCGTAAGTTTTTCGCTCTGCTTAATCTTGGTTTCGAGTACTGGGAACCGACCGGCGGCGCGATATCTTCCAACGAAAGCAGGCTGGTTAACGGTTACGCCAGATACCTTGCCGCCTATGGCGGGAACGAAAGCGCGCTGATGGATGCCGCTGAGCAATATCTGGAACAGGTGGCCAGTCGCCGCATAACTAACGGCATCAGCCTCTGCAAATCCTTCGATGCGTATCGCGCCTGGGTAACAATCGAGGCCGGACATTTCGACACCATTCAGCTTCCTGACGGCACCCTGCGTAAGCATCCCCGCAGCATTTCATTTGCAAGCATGGACGAAACCGAGTTCCAGCAGCTCTACCGTGCCGCGCTGGATGTGCTTTGGCGTTGGATATTATCCCGCGTGTTTCGCGACCAGCGTGAGGCCGAGAACGCCGCCGCGCAGCTGATGAATTTTGCGGGGTGAATATGGCAAAAAAACCTCGTCGAAAATGCATCCACTGCAGGGAGTGGTTTCACCCGGTACGTGATGGGCAGGTTGTTTGCTGCTACGAATGCGCAAGCGCTGTAGGCAAAGAGCAGACCGCAAAGAACCAGGCCGACGCTATGCGTGCTGAGAAGAAGCGCCAGCGCGAAGAGGAGAAAGAGCAGCGGGCACGCCAGGCGGAACGGCGACTGGCAGTTAAGCCGCTCAGCTATTTCATCAAACAGGCCCAGCAGGCTTTTAACGAATTCATCCGGTACCGCGATCGACATCTCCCTTGTATCAGCTGCGGGCGGCATCACGACGGGCAATATCATGCCGGGCATTTCCGCACGACCGGCGCGAATCCGGAGCTGCGCTTTGACGAAGACAACTGCCATAAGCAGTGTTCGGTCTGTAATAACCACCTCTCCGGCAACCTGACTGCCTACCGTCCAGCGCTAATCGTCAAAATCGGCCAGGCCCGCTTTGATGCCCTGATGGGCCCGCACAAATTACCGAAGTGGGGGCGTGACGACTACATCCGGATCCGCGATGAGTACCGAGCAAAACTCAAAGTACTAAAACAGCAGGAGGCCGCATGACTACCGAAAATTATTACCAGATTGGCTGGGCCGCCCTGCTGGCCATCGGGTACGTCCTGGACTGGTTCGAAACAAGAGAGGGAAAACGGTGAACAAAGAAAATTGCAAAACAGATGTTATCCGCCTCCGCTGGCAACGTCTGCGTATTTACCGCTTTCGCGGATCGGTTGTGACGGATTACCGCATATTGAGAAATTACATTAAAACATCAATGAGGATTGCCGGATGAACCTGGAATCATTACCAAAGTACTATTCGCCTAAATCCCCAAAGCTGAATGATGAAACTCCAGCTACTGGTGGTGATGCACTATCCATTACCGATGTTATGGCTGCCCAGGGCATGGTGCAGGCCGAAGCCCCGTTAGGGTTTAACCTGTTCCTGGCGAAGATGGGCATTCAGGATCCGCAATCAGCTATCGAAGGGCTAATGAATTACGCGCTGGCGTTAAAAAACCCGGTATTGAATAAGCTAAGCGACGCCGCGCGCGCCGAAATGGCTCGCTGCCTGGCCCAGTTCGCATATAGCGACTATGCCCGCTCAGCGGCCAGCAGCTGCGAGTGCGACCACTGCAACGGGAAGGGAGTGATTCGCATTATGCGTGAAGTGGTCAAGCACCCTGGAGTGAAAGGTATTGAAGCGACAGTACGCAGGGAAGAGGTTGAAGAGCTTTGTAAGCACTGCGCAGGTAAGGGCAAGATTAGCACCGCATGCCGCGACTGTTCAGGGCGTGGAACGGCAATCGATAAAAAGCGGAGCCTTTTACACGGGGTGCCGGTTCAGAAAATATGCGATCGCTGCAATGGTAAAGGCTACAGTCGACTCCCGACCACCCTGGCGCGCGCCCGGGTAGCTCGTCTGGTACCGGATATGACCGATTACCAGTGGTACAGCGGGTACGCCGATGTGATCAATAAGCTGGTATCGAAATGCTGGCAAGAAGAAACCTACGCTGAGCTAAAATTGAGAGAAGTCACACGATAGCAACATATTTAACGAAAATGGGGGCATGATGCTTGTCATTTTCAAAAATTATGGGTAGTATTTTCCCAACGATGGGCATTGTATGTTCAACGTTTAAAACCTGCCATAGAGCGGGTTTTTTTATGCTTGCAATTTCCCCACGTATGGTGTTAGTAGAGCACTTTTTGCTATCAATAATCTTTAATTCATGTTGATAACTTCAATTTTGTACGTATAATGCCGCGCCATCGAAGAATGATTTCGAAACTAATTTGATAAAAAAAGTAGAGCTAAACCCCTTGTGCGCTATCCTTTCTTTCGGTAGTTTGGATTTGTAGGACGCACAAAGCCCTGCTAAGGATTTTAACTTGAACAAAATTCAGCCTGCTGTGGTTTATACAATGACTTTCCTCATCATCCCCGCTTGGGGGTTTTGGCTGCTTTCGCTCATTAAATAATCAAACGCACTCACGCTTCCTCTTTTTTAAAGCTTTCCTAATCCTTATCCAGTTAAAATCCCTTTGGTTCTGACGATGCGGCCGCACGTTAGGTTTAATTAACTGGCATAAGGTATAACTCTATAAGTTCTTCAAGTGATACTGCTTCTGGTGTAAAGGTGTGGATTCTCACGGGAATGGTGGCTTTAACCATTGGGATTGTAAGTTTTTTCGCAGTCCGACTCGTTGACACTATCGACTCGACTGAGGCTAGTGTGAATACCATCAAAGAAGTTCAGGCCCGGCAGGAAGAAAGGATCACTGGTCTTCAGCGTGACCGTGATAACGCCGAGAAAGAGATTGAAAAGTTGAAAGACAAAGTAGATCGCCTGAAGGATGAAAACGCTGATTTAAAGGGCAAGCTGAAAGTATCCAGCTCACTCGATACCTCAAAGCTGCCTAAGGGCGGCTTTTTTTGTACCTATAGTTCTATTAGGCTCACTTTATGAGCCGAACGTCCTTGGTATTCGGCTCATGCCTTATACCAGCGCCACAACAGCGGAATGGCATCCGCATCAGGGCCCACTTCGGTGGGCCTTTTTTATTTCCCCTCATACGAGAGGACTCACCACTAACGAGGGGGCGTAATGTCCGAACCTTTTTCCGGTACCGCAGCCGCCGGCAGTGCGCTGACTGGTGCCAGTATTTATGGACTACTCACCGGCACTGATTACGGCGTGGTGTTCGGCGCATTTGCCGGGGCCGTGTTCTACGTGGCCACCGCTGCCGACCTGACGATTTTCCGCCGTTCCGCGTATTTCGTAGTGTCGTATTTTGCTGGCGTGTATGGCTCCGGGCTTGTGGGTTCGTGGCTGGCGAGCATAACCGGCTATGCCGATAAACCGCTTGATGCGCTCGGCGCTGTGATTTTATCTGCCGTCGCAATCAAGACACTGACGTTTTTCAGTGAACAGGACCCGCTAAAGCTGCTCGCACGCTGGAGAGGGGGAACCAATGGTAACTAACGATCCGCTGGTGGTGACCAACGTGGTGGCCTGTGCCGCCATTGTTTTGCGCCTGATGATGTTCCGTAAGCCTGGCGGGCGGCATAACCCGTGGGCGTCATGGCTCGCTTACCTGATTATCCTGGCGTATGCATCGGTGCCGTTCCGGTACCTGTTTGACTCCTACCTGCATACCCACTGGGCAACTGTCGCCATCAACTTAATCATCTGCGCTGCCGTGTTCCGCGCCCGGGGCAACGTCGCGCGGCTCTTCCATGTACTGAGGCCGGAATGAACCAATCACAATTTCAGCAGGCGGCTGGTATAAGCGCCGGATTAGCTGCGCGCTGGTTTCCGCACATTGATGCTGCCATGAAAGAATTCGGTATCACTGCACCGACTGACCAGGCGATGTTTATCGCGCAGACCGGGCATGAATCTGTTGGCTTCACCCGGCTGGTGGAGAGTATGAATTACAGCGTGGCGGGCCTCGCGAGTTTTGTTCGTGCCGGTCGGCTTACTCAGGACCAGGCAAATGCGCTGGGCCGCCGCTCATATGAAAAGGTGTTACCGCTGGAACGTCAGCGCGCCATTGCCAATCTGGTTTACAGCAAACGCCTGGGCAACAAAGCGGCGGGCGACGGCTGGAAATATCGCGGTCGTGGCCTGATTCAGATCACCGGCCAGGCAAATTACACCAAATGCGGTACCGCGCTGAAACTCGACCTGGTCACCAACCCTGAGCTGCTGGAGCAGGACGTTAACGCGGCGCGTTCAGCGGCATGGTTCTTTGCCACCAGCGGATGCCTGCTTTATTCCGGCGACCTGGCCCGCGTCACGCAGATTATTAATGGCGGTCAGAACGGCATTGAAGACCGCCGTCAGCGTTACAACCGTGCACGAGCGGCATTGTTATGATCCAGGTGCTGCTGAGGAAGTACTGGTTTCCGCTGGTGGTGCTGGTTCTTACTGGGGCGCTGGCCTTTCTGGTAAACCGGTACCGTGACAACGCCATTGAGTACAAAAAGCAGCGTGACGAGAAAGCGCAGGCGCTCAGTCTGGCGAATGCCACCATCACCGACATGCAGGTGCGCCAGCGAGACGTTGCGGCACTTGATGCGAAATACACAAAGGAGCTTGCTGATGCGAATGCTGAAAATGATGCTCTGCGTAAGCGTCTCGATAATGGTGGCCGGGTGCGCGTCAAAGGAAAGTGTCCCGTCCAGGATTACACCACCTCCACCGGCAGCGTGGGCGATGCAGGAACCGTCGAACTCTCTGACGTTGCTGGACGAAACATTCTCGGTATCCGTTCCGGAATCATCCGCGACCAGAAAGCCCTGAAGTATTTGCAGGACTACATCAGGGCACAGTGCCTGAATTAAAAAAGAGTTTACCGTGCTTTATCAGCGGGGATCCCGTGAGCTCACCGTTTCGGCAGGGAACGACGGCAGAACTATTTTTCGGCTCAGTAAGTCAGATGTGGCTTCTTTCAGTCGTTCCAGATCGGCCAGGTCTGATGAATTTTCCTCAGCTAATTTCTCAAAGGCATCGGTGATGTGTTCCCGAATGGCATCTTTTGTTTGCGAGTCAAGCTTAGCGAACAAAGCCGTGACAACAATTTTCAGGGCATCCAGCCGGGCAAGGGATTCTTTTTTGGATGCTTCCTGATCAGCAATCTTTTCGATTAAATCAGCGATTAAGTGTTTCATATAAAATGCCTTTCTGGTTCAGGGATCGTGAAATATATCTATATTGCACCAGCCTGCAAGAAATACTTTAAAGGAAGCACCCGGTCGGGTTATTTACGGTCAGCAGTGCAGTTTATGCAAAGGCTGGCTGGTGCCTCACAACATCAACGCAGCAAAAAATATAAAAAAAGCCTCCAACAGGAGGCGAAGGAGATAGTGCAAACACATCATCTTCTCAAAGAACAAGGGCAGCCACGGAGATGGCTTCCCGGTTCGGCAGGCATTATCAGTATGGCTCCTGTTGTAAACGTTGCAAGTCAGTAAGTTAAGTTGAGGAGTTATCCTGGCGGAACCTGCGACTTCGCGCTCTGAACCAGACAGACAGGTGTGGATCTGCCGGAACAAATTTAAATTTTTAGCTTAATCTTTACCATGTTTCGTTTGTACGGGGTGCGATCTGCCGGATTCATATATGCTGTGCGCCCGGGCATACAGGAAAAGCAACCATGGTGAATGTACTTTTTTTTATTGGAAAAAAACCAGTTGAACTGATTCAGATACCTGCCGGTACTGAATGGATGACATATGTGCGTGAGAAGGGTAATGCACTGAAGCTTCCTGTCAGGGTTGCAATGTTTACGCTACCTAACGGGAGCGTGGCTGCAATCCATGTTGCGTCAGACAGATATGTTTCGTCCGCAGAGGCGCTTGCCGCCTATCTTAAACTGGTAGAGTACCAGTTATAGGTTTCACGGGAGGCTGTTACCGCTTGCGAGATAGATCATCAGGAATTAAAAGAAAAAACTCTAAGCAACATGAAATCCAGTCTGTTGCTTAGAGCATGCAAATGCATATTCGTTACGCTACTAATGTAAAGGAACTGTAAATATCCTGTATGGGAAATATCTCATAAAAAGGGGGGGCTTTGATTAACATCCATATCAGGTAAAACAAACCACCAGCTTATGCTGGTGTTTTTTTATGCGCCTCGTACGTGCCTCAATAATTAAGGTGTCACTATGGTTGAAAGCCCAATGCAACGGCCATATCCGCCACTTCTGTTTATCGATAACCCGGACTTCAAACCTTACATCCGACTTATCCCTGCTGACGGCGTCCATGATTGGCTGCACTCACACATAATCAGCGAAGAGGGTATGTTGCATAACCCTGACCATTTCCATCTACTGGAAGCTGACATCGTCTTCATGTGGGCTTCGAATGCATTCGCGAAGAAGGGGCGAACGGTGCTGGGCCAGTGTGAAGAGGTAATGATTCGCGCTGGTGGATGGCAAAAGGCCCGGATGGAACAACAGATGTACGAATGGTTCGGTCGTATACCGGATTTCATCATCACCCTGGCGGCTGATTACTGCGCTCAGTGTTCCGATCTTGAGTTCTGCGCGCTGGTGGAGCATGAGCTGTACCACATTGCACAGGAAACTGATGAATTCGGTGCGCCGAAATTCTACCGGGACAGTGGATTACCCAAACTAAAACTGCGCGGCCACGATGTGGAAGAGTTCGTTGGCGTCGTTCGCCGCTATGGAGCAAGTCACGATGTGCAACAGATGGTGGACGCAGCGAACAGGCCTGCGGAAGTTGCTCACCTTGATATCGCCAGGGCGTGCGGGACATGCATGCTTAAACTGGCTTGATTACCTGGACTGACCTGGACGAATGGTGAATTATGGCGGCTCTAAAAAATGATGTGAAAGCCTACATAGTTCAGGCGCTTGCGTGCTTCGATACCCCTTCTCAGGTTGTCGAGGCTGTCCAGGCTGAATTTCAGGTGAAGATTACCCGCCAGCAGGTCGAATCCTACGACCCCACAAAAGCCAGTGGCAAGGCGTTAGCTGCCCGGTGGGTGGAATTGTTCAACGCTACCCGAGAACGCTTCCAGAATGAAATCTCGGACATCCCGATAGCCAATAAGGCCTACCGGCTGCGTGCGCTTGATCGAATGATGACGAAGGCAGAGACAATGCGGAATATGGCACTGGCAGCGTCACTGATTGAACAGGCCGCCAAAGAGTGCGGTGATGCCTACACAAACAAACATAAATTCGAGCATTCCGGGCCTAACGGTGGCGCTATCGAGACGCTCACCATGAGCAAAGAGGAATACAAATCAGCAAGGCAGGAGATGATGGAGGATGACGACTGCTGAGCAAAAGGCATTTGCCCGTAAGGTCGAATGCGAAGAGGATGGGCTGTATTACGCGCGCTATTTCTTCAAACAGCGCACCGGCGGCAAGATGATTGTCGCACCGCATCACAAAGTTATTCAGCAGACGCTGAACCGCGTTATAGATGGTGAGATAAAGCGCCTGGTCATTAACGTTCCGCCTGGTTACACCAAAACAGAACTGGCAACCATTAACATGATGGGCCGGGGACTGGCGCTGAACCGGCGCGCCCGGTTTATGCACCTGTCATACTCCCACCAACTGGCGCTACTGAACTCATCGACTGCACGCGGCATGGTCAAATCGCAGGCCTACCAGTCAATGTGGCCGATGGCGTTGCGTGACGATGCGGACAGTAAGGCGATGTGGTGGAACGAATATGGCGGCGGGGTTTACGCGTCGTCAGCTGCCGGGCAGGTTACCGGCTTTCGTGCCGGACACATGGAGCCAGGCTGGCAGGGCGCGCTGATTATCGATGACCCGGTAAAACCAGATGATGCCTACAGCGAGACTGTTCGAGATGGCGTGAATAACCGCTTTAACGAAACCATCAAATCACGTCTGGCCGTAGAAACAACGCCGATGATTGTGATTATGCAGCGTATCCACTATCACGACCTCAGTGGATACCTCCTGCGCGGTGGCTCCGGTGAAATGTGGCATCACCTGAATCTGCCGGTGATTATCGATAACAGCCAGGCGTATTCGGCGCAATATCCGGAAAACACCCACGCTATCCCTGTTGATCATGGTCTGCCTGACGGCTGGCTCTGGCCGTTCAAGCACAACGAGACACACCGCGTATCGCTGTTCTCGCACCGGCGAACTGCCGAGGCGCAATACATGCAGAAGCCCCGCAAATTTAACGCGGAGGGCGCACTGTGGACTGAGGCGATGATTAGCGCCGCGCGCGACCTGCAGATCCGCTTTGATAAGGTTCGTACGGTTATCGCTATTGATCCGCAGGCCACGAACAGCGATGAAAGCGACGAAACCGGGATTGTGGCCGCCAGCGCATACGGTGCTGGTGATAAAAAACAGTTCTCTGTTGATGGCGATTACAGCGCCAAATACTCACCGGCTGGCTGGGCTAAAAAGGCTATGTGGGCATATGAAGAACATGGCGCTGATGCCATCGTTATCGAAACGAACCAGGGCGGCGATATGGCGGAGGAAACACTGCGTAGCGCCGGGTTCAAAGGCCGCATTATTCGTGTTCATGCCAATAAAGGGAAATTCGCCCGCGCTGAACCGATATCCGCGCTCTACGAACAGGGGCGCGTAGCCCATCACGGCAATCTCTATCTACTGGAAAACCAGTTGATGGAATACGTGCCAGCTACTGCCAAAAAGTCACCCGACCGACTGGATGCCGCTGTGTATGCGCTGACTGAACTTGGTGGAGTTCAGGCAATTGGCATGATGATCCCGAAACGCCTCAGATAATTTACGGACCCTGCATGAATAAAAATCTTCAGCTGGCCGTCAACCATGCGTTGAACGATGCCAGGCTTGCGCGCGCCCGTATGATGGCCGCCAACCCAACCATGGGACTGGATACAAAACGCAGCACAGCGTGGTGCGAGTACGGCTTCAAAGACGACATTACCTTCGATGACCTCTACAGCCTTTATCGTCGCGGCGGTCTTGCCCATGGCGCAGTCAAAAAGCTGATCGGCGCGTGCTGGCAAAGCAACCCGGAAATTATCGAAGGCGATGAGCAGGACGAAACCCGCAAAGAAACAGCCTGGGAACGCAAGGCTGCGACCGTATTAACCCATCGTTTCTGGCGCTCTTTTGCAGAGGCTGATTTACGGCGGCTGGTGGGGCGTTACTCCGGCATTCTGCTGCATGTCCGGGACGGCAAAGACTGGAACCTGCCTGTAACCACAGGGCGAGGACTGGAGAAAATTACCGTTGCCTGGGCGGGAACAATTCAGGTTAAGGACTGGGATACAGGTCTTAACTCCCGTACCTACGGCCAGCCGAAAATGTGGCAGTACATCGAGCAACTGGCGAACGGTGCTACCCGGCGTGTGGACGTGCATCCGGATCGCGTTTTTATTCTGGGTGATTATTCTCCCGATGCTATCGGGTTTCTTGAGCCTGCCTATAACGCTTTCGTAAGCCTTGAGAAGGTGGAAGGCGGCTCCGGTGAATCATTCCTGAAGAATGCCGCCCGTCAGTTGAGTATCAGCTTCGATAAAGAAATCGACTTCAACAACCTGGCATCGCTCTATGGGGTAAATGTTGCGGAGCTCCAGGAGAAGTTCAATGAAGTCGCTGTGGAGATTAACCGGGGCAACGATGCGCTGCTGACGACACAGGGCGCAGCTGTCACGCCGCTGGTAACCACCGTAGCCGATCCCGGCCCGACCTATGACGTAAACCTGCAGACGGCTGCCGCCGCGCTGGATATCCCGACCAAAATCCTCGTTGGCATGCAAACGGGCGAGCGAGCGAGCACCGAAGACCAGCGTTACTTCAACGCGCGCTGCCAGTCCCGCCGGGGCGATTTGTCATTCGATATTGAAGACCTGTGTGACAAGCTGGTGGATCTGGGCATTCTCGACGCGGTAGGGCAGAAAGCGGTTATCTGGGATGACCTGAACGCAAGCACTGACGCCGAGAAGCTGGCAGCAGCCAAAACCATGGCGGAAATTAACAGCGCCTTGATCGCCACTGGCGAACAACCCTTCACCGGTGAAGAAATTCGCGTCGCTGCAGGGTATGAGGGCTCGCCTGCACCGCTGGGGGAAGACGATGAAGAAGAGGAAAACGAAACCTCCGATTCTGCCGGGAAATCTTAACGACCCCACTGGTGCAGACCGCCTCGAGCGCGGTGCGATTAACGAGTTCGGCAAACGGATAAGGCGAATCGCAAAAGCGTACCAGGACATTCTCGACCGCATTCCCGCATCACCTGCTGTAAACCTTCGCTACGCATTCGACCTGGACACCTCACTGTTACCAATGCTTCTCAGCAATGCCTCGGTGATGGTTGATGAAATCCTCTTTGGTGGCAGCGAGACCGATTTCTGGTTCTGGCGGGATTACGTCAGACAGGGATATCAGCGCGGCACGGCTCAGGAATTTGCCAGCCTGTCGCAGCAGTCGCCGGTCTATGCCGCCGGGCGTGAAAGTCTCCAGCAACTGTTGCTGAGCGATCCCTATCAGCGCCGCCTGCTGCTGGTGAGAACCCGCGTGTTTGAGGAGATGAAAAACCTCAGTGCGCGGATGAAATCGGATATGGCGCGCATTCTGACCGATGGCATGGGGCGGGGGCAAAACCCACGGGAAATTGCGAAACGTCTCACCAGCCAGACCGGGATAGAACTCAGCCGGGCTAAGCGTATTGCCCGCACGGAAATACCGACGGCGCTGCGACGGGCCCGGTGGGATGAAACGGATGATGCCGAAGCACAATATGGCATTACAACACGTCTTTTGCACCTTTCAGCGTTCAGCCCGACAACGCGGCGTAAACATGCGCTTCGTCACGGGCATCTCTACACCACCGAAGAGGTTCGCGACTGGTACAGCGTCGACGGCAACGCGATTAACTGTAAGTGCACGCAGGTTGCTGTGCTGGTTAACGCCAGCGGTCAGCCGCTTAACCCGAACATCATTGATATGGCTAAAAAGCGCCTGGAGAAAGCGCAGAAAGCCGGACTCATCGCCAACCACTGCGACTGCGGCCATCACAGAGCCGCGTAACCGCGAGACATCACCATGACCATGCAAGTAAATGTCACCACCCGCGTGAACAGCCAGTCCATCCGCCGGGAGGTTCACAACGGGCGCGATCATCTGATCCTGCCCAGTTACACGCTGCCGGCCAATGTCGTCATGAACGGCGGACTGTACTCTGCCAGCGAAATCGATGCGCACTATGCGGGCCTTGAGGGGACGCTGGCACCGCTCGGTCACCCGCAGGTAAACGGTCAGTTTGTGTCGGCCTTCTCGCCTGAAGGGTTGAATGTCGGGTTCGTCGGCGCGTGGAACCGCAACGTTAAAAAAGCCGGGAATCGTATCTACCTGGAGAAATGGGTGGATGTGAACAAGGCCAGCGAATCTGAAGGTGGCCGGGAACTCCTCGATCGCGTGGCAGCTATTGAGCGCGGCGAGGACGTGCCGCCAATTCACACCAGTGTGGCGGTGTTTCTTGACCAGCTCGAACCCAATGAAGAACAGAAGGCGCTGGGTGCCGAGTGGGTGGCAAAAATCCACGGCATGGATCACGACGCCATTCTGCTGCACGAAGTCGGTGCGGCCACACCCGCGCAGGGCGTTGGCCTGATGGTGAATGCCGACCTCGCCACGCCAATAAAAGCCAACTCCGGCGCGCTGGTGGGCGAATCCTTCCGGGAGCGTGAACAGCGCCTCGACCGGGCAGCAAAAGCAAAGTTCGCCCCAGGCGAGAACGAATATGCCTGGGTGGCTGACTTCACTGATTCGCAGGTGGTGATTATTCGCAATGGCGGAAGCGCGCAGGTTTACGGCTACACCTCTGACGGCGGAAAAATCACCTTCGACGACACCGGAACGCCGGTTGCCCGCCAGGAGTCCTGGGTCACCGTTGTAACCAACAAAGTTAAATCCCTTTTCACACCGCAGGATAAGCCTGCAACCAACCATCAAACGGAGGGCGACATGCCTTTAACCACTGAAGATACAGAACTGCTTCGCAAAATCGTTGGTGAGGCCATCGCCGCTAATAACGACGCGACCATTAAGCCACTGAGCGAAAGCATTGCAGCAATTCAGACTAACCAGCAGCAGCTCGCTGAAACCCTGACCGCTAACTCCCGTGCCGAAGAAGCAACGAAGCGCGCGGCGGTTGCGAAAGTTCACGGCGAGATCGTCGCGAACGCGCTGTCAGGTGACGCACTGGATGCGATGTTCAAAAATCTGGGCGAAGCCGCACCGCTGGGTACTAACTCCGCGCAGGCGCAAACCGAAACCGGCGCACCTGATCCGGCCACTTACTTCAAATAAGGGAAACGCCAATGCCACGTTATCGTCGCGTTAATATCGACGGGGAATCGCTCTACAAGACGGAAACCCGAAAACTTGCCGCGTCCCTGAACCCGGGGACGTTTGTTGTCATCAATGCCAGCAATCTGTTTGCACAGGCCTCTGCGCCTGTGGGACGCATGTATGTGCTGGATTGCGCTTATCACGAAGGGCTTGGAATTACCGATACGATCCCGTCCGGTCATTCGTGTGTAGGTAATTACCTGGAAGAAGGGCGTGAATTCGCTGTTCGTGTGGCTGCAGGTGCCTATAAAAAAGACCAGCCAATTACGGTTGTTGCAGGTCAGGCCGCTGCCGTTCCTACCGCTGCGGGTACCTATCAGGTCATCGGTTACTGCCAGGATGACGTCACCACCACGGCGGTTGACTTCATCCGCATCCGCGCGCGCGCTTCCAGCGTGACCGTTGCTTAAGGAGAGCATCAATGTATTTTTCTGCTGAAACACTGGCGACCAATAGCCGCCTGCGCACGCACTGGAATGAGCTGTGGGCTAACCGTAACATGTGGGATGCCCAGCATCGCGCCATGATGGCGGTAAACCGTAATCTCATGACGCCTGAAATGCTGGCGGCGAATGCCCTGGCTGGTGACGGTCTCGGTCGTGAATTCTGGGCTGAAATCGACCGACAGGTCATCCAGCTGCGCGATCAGGAAATCGGAATGGAAATTGTCAGCGACCTGATGGGTGTACAGACGGTATTGCCGATTGGCAAGACTGCCAAGCTGTATAACGTTGTTGGTGACATCGCCGATGATGTGCAGGTTAGTCTGGACGGTCAGCCACCTTTTTCTTTTGACCACACCGAATACGGCAGCGACGGTGACCCGATCCCCGTTTACACCGCGGGCTATGGTGTGAACTGGCGTCTTGCTGCGGGCCTCAATACCGTCGGTATTGACCTGGTGCTGGATTCGCAACTGGCGAAGATGCGCAAGTTCCATAAACGTCGCGTTAAAGGCTATCTCGACGGTAACCCGACCATTCAGGTGCAGAACTATCCGGCCCAGGGCATGCGCAACCATCGTAATACCGCCAAGATTAACCTCGGTTCCGGTGCTGGTGGAGCGAATATCGACCTGACCACGGAATCGCCGGCGCAGCTACTGGCATTCTTCGGCCCAACAGGACCGTTTGGTATCACCGCCCGCGCCAACAAAGTCACTGCGTACGATGTGCTGTGGCTGAGCGCTGAAATCATGGCGAATCTGTCGAAGCCGTACACCATTGAAGTCGGCAGCGGCGCGAACGCCGTAATCAGCGGCAATGTCCTGGACGCCATCCGCAAATTTATGCCGGTGAAAGATATCCGCCAGACTTATGCACTAACCGGTAATGAATTCCTGGCGTATGAACGTCGTCAGGATGTGATCACGCCGCTGGTAGGGATGGCGGTCGGGGTGGTTCCGTTGCCTCGTCCGATGCCACAGAGCAACTACAACTTCCAGATTATGTCTGCAGAAGGTTTGCAGATTAAACGCGATGACGATGGCCTGTCCGGCGTTGTCTACGGCGCAAATCTGGCTTAAGGAGAAATTATGCCGAAGTTTGAAGTCATACGTGGCTGGCATGGCGTTAAGGTTGGGGATGTGCTGGTTCTGGATAAAGTTCATCCAGCGCTGGAATCTCATCTTCGCCTGATGCAGGGGGAAGCGGGCGGTGAACTTATCCCGGCAACACCGGGCGCGGGCACTGATGTGAAACCCCGTAAAGAAATCATTGCTGAACGCCTGAAAGAACTGGGGATCGAGTTCAAAGGCAATCTGGGTGCGGAAAAGCTTTCGGAGCTGCTGCCGCCTGGCGAGCTTGAAAACCTGTTCCCTGCTGAATAACCGCCGCGAAAGCGGTTTTTTTATGCCCCGTTCCGGCGGGGCGTCTTATTTCAGGAGTCTGTCATGGTTTCACAGGAACAGGCACAGCAGTACCTGACCGGGCAGGGCATCGCTTTACCCGACTTCGTGCTGGCGGCGCTGATTGACCAGGCCAACGGCATTGAAGAATGCCTGGTACTTCATTATCCGGCATCGACAGCGCTGCTTATCCAGCTGTACCTGCTTGCGCTGATGGGGCTGGGGCAGGGTGATAAATACCTTACCAGCCAGACCGCACCTAACGGCGCTTCGCGTTCATTCCGGTATCAGTCGTTTTCTGACCGCTGGAAAGGGGCGCTGAGCCTGCTGCGCGGACTGGACAAACATGGTTGCGCGACGGCACTTATCCCGCCCGATCCGACTGCCGCGCCAGCATTTGCGGGGATTTGGGTCGGTAAGGGTGGCTGTATGTGCAACGGGGGCCGGTAATGGCATGGGTATCGGTGAAACAGCGTCTGCCGGAGCCGTTCCTTAAGGTCTGGGTCATGACAGACAGCGGCAGGAAGGCCACCGGCTACGTCAAAAGTAACGGTGAATGGTTCATCTTTTGCCGTGAGGTAGCCGCCGGGAACCCAGAAGTGATCAGCTGGGAGGAATCATGAGCGCGACAGCGAACTGGGTATATACCAACCTCGCTACCATTTACCCGCGCACGTACGATGACTGGAAGGGTATCTGGCTGACCGGCACACCGTATCTTATCGACTGCACCTGGGAGATAAACCAGGAGCAGGCGGTCGATGATGCCGGTACCGAGTTCACCACTAACCTGATTATCTCCACAGAGTTGAAGCACAACGGCGCTGATGTCCGCAAGCCGCTGCGTAATGACTATGTCTCAGTGGGTGATACAACCGCCGAGCCGGACCCGGTAAAAGCCAAAGGTGATGTGATCCGGGCGGTCAGGATGTGGGATATGTCGTTTTTCGGCGAGGAACCCGACTACAAGATTCTGACCTCTGACCGTAATTAGCCCGGTGCCTGATAACTACAGGAGACAACGCTATGCCCGTTAAAGGTATCAAACGTGTTCAGTTAAACATGGGCAACGTGATTGGAAACATCACCGGGGCAGTGACAGAAAAGGTGATCACCGAAGTCATGATCGTCGGCTCCGGTTACGCAGCGCAAATCACCCCGATTCACACCTCCACACTGGTGAACAGCATGTATCGCGAACTGAAGCCAGAGCCGGGCGGAATGACCGGGCGTGTCGGCTATACCGCGAGCTATGCCGCCCGGGTGAATGCGGCCGGTGGCACGTTAAAAGGCAAGCCACGCCCGGACGGCAGCGGTAATTACTGGGATCCGGATGCAGAGCCTGATTTTCTGCGTAAAGGGTTTGAGCGCGACGGCATAGCCGACATCAAAGCCACCATACAACGAGGCTACAAATTATGACGCGAAGCGAGGTTTTTGACGCGTTACGCGCCTGGCTGCAGAGTCACAGTTTTGATACCGGCTACCGTGTACAAAAGCGGTTCTGGGTCGAGGTGGAAGATTCACAAAACGATCGCTATCTCGTTATCCAGCAGCAGGGCGGTGGCGCGGCAGAAGAGGCCATCACCCGCGACTACTTCCGCTTCATCCTGCTGACCGGGCAGAACGATGCCGATGTTGATGCGGTGGAGAACACCGCCGACGCCATCCGCCAGGCCATGCTCGATGACCACCACACCGAATGCATCATCTCAATGCAGCCAGTCGGGGGCGTTCCCGCCTTCCGCACCGAAGAGGGCCGCTGCGCCTTCGAAATTAACTTCCAGACCATTATTTCCCGATAATACGGAGTAACACATATGACTTGTGAATCAGGTGCATTCACGGGGCGCGACGTCGTCGTTTATTTTGCGATTGGTTGCCCGGAGGTTCAGCCCACGCTGAGCCAGTACAAGCGCCTCGGCATGATGCGTGGCAAAACAACCGGCGTTGAGTGGGAAACCGCAGACGCCACCGCTGACCAGAGCGCGGCGTATACCCAGGAAAATCTGGTCACGTATAAAAACGTATCCTTCTCAGGTGATGGCGTAAGCCGCAAGGAAGCCATCTACGGCCAGAAGGAAATGAAACGCCATGTTTATAACCCGCCAGGGGAAACCAGCAACCAGCCTTACGTGTGGCTGAAAATTATCTCGCCGTTCGATATCACAGAAGGCCCGTTCCTGGTAACGAGCTGGCAGGATGAATCACCGCATGACGATGTGGCCACGTGGTCGATTGAAGCCTCCAGCGCCGGGCTGGTGGATGTCCGCGACGTCGGCGCGGTCATTAACATCACCTCCCAGCCGCAGAACCGCACCATCACCACCGGCAGTACGCTGACGCTTACCACAGCGGCGACCGTGACAGATGGTTCAGCGCTGACCTATCAGTGGAAGAAGAACGGCACGGATATCAGCGGCGCCACGTCAGCTACCTACACCAAAGCCAGCGCGGTGGCGGGGGATGCCGGCTCTTACACCTGCCAGGTTTCATCGCCCACCGCCGGTACAGTCACCACGAGCCCGGCAACCGTTGTGGTCAACGCGTCTTAACTGACAGGGGCGAAAGCCCCTTTGAGGTTTTATGCAGGCAATTACCGATATCGGCCAGGCGGAGATCCGCGCCGGTGGCCGGAGAATATTCCTCAACCCTTCGTTTCTTGCGATGTCGCGGATTGGCACGCCGGAAGATATCGTAGGAGCGTTCGTGACGGTGCACGGCGGCCATTACCCTGAGCACCGGATCAGCGATGTTGAAGTGATGCGCAGCATCCAGGCGCGCTGTTTTGCCGATATGGTTGCTACCGCAGCGAAGGTGGTGCAGGCGGCCTGTGATGATGATCTCCGCCAGGTTATTGGTGTCTGTTCAGTGACACCGAAAGGCAAACTTTCGTATCGCCCCGGCCTGCTGCCGGTATCACACATTATCCAGTTGGCGCGCCACCTTATTCGCCATGGGGTTGTGGGCGACCAACCGCAGGAAGCCGCCAGCAAAGGTGAAGGCGAATACTTGGGGAAATTCGATGCCCGGTCTTTCGTTTATCTGGCGGTGGCACACCTGGGCATGAGTGAATCCGATGCCTGGAACATGACCATGACCAGCTTCAGGGCAGCAATGAACGCTAAATACCCGCCGAAGGAAGCCGCGAAAATCCCGACCGAACAGCATTACGATGAGGCTATGGACTGGGCAGAGAAGATGTTCGCACTCGATGCGCAGCGGAACGGGCTGCACTAAGGCGTTTATTGTCCCAGGGCATTTTTTGACTTGCTGAGATCCCGACAACTCACTACACTTTGCGGACATTTATCCAATAGATAAATTTTGTAGTTTTTTGGTCGATTTTCGACTTCAAGGGGATCAAAGCATGGCTCTGAGCTACGCTTTTGCGTTAGCCACTATAACGCAACAAATCAACAAGATGCAGGAATCTGTCTACGGTGCTTTTAAACCGCTGATATCTACAGTTGCCTGCGAATTGCCTCGTCGACTTGATGCGGAAGAGGCTTTTCGTCGTTGCACAGCGATTGCTCATCGCTCGCAGGCTATTGAGGATATGGCAAAAGAAGGCATGCATCATCTACAAAACGTTCGCCAATCAGGTCTGGAATACGACGAAAAATCATTGGAAGTAATCCCTCATCTTGAAGGGTTGGCTAAAGCTAGCCGAGGAGCTAAATCTCTTTTGCTGGAGATGTTTGCCGAGGCCGAGAGATCACCTATGTGGCAGGGCAGCAATTTTTCGATGCTGCAGCCGCTCAAGAAAAAGTATGTACGAGCGTTAACTGCTATCGAAAATACAGCTAAGCAACTAGCTGATGAAATTAGGCAGCGCCAACCATTTTCGAATGAAATTATGCAGAATGAAATTTCTCGCAAAGATGCTTTAGACCTCATCAAAGCATCTCATGCGATGCATGGTGCTGAACCTCCTAAGTGGATGTAAGATGCCAAAAGTTAGCATAACTAAGGGCTTACAAAATCAAGCTGCTGCACATAGGTTTGCTCAAAACCTTGCGCATAACCTTGCTAATGATACTCAGTTTTGGTGTTTTGGTTCTCATGGAGGATTTGAAAGAAATTTTGATGCCATGGCCGCCAATATTAGAAAAATCCATGTAAAACTTGAGGGTGATACTCCGTGGCCAGCTGAGTGCTCGATTAGCGAGAGAACTTGTAATAATTATTTAGTTTATGCTCAACATCTTTACGATGATGAGCATTATCAAATACTTGCGTTAATATCTCCTGATGCCCATCAAGTGATTGAAAGAATGTTGCCATCCATTATCAAACTGGCTGAAGAAACATTTATCGAGCTTCCTTCGGCTGAGTTAGATAAGTTAAAAACATATTACGCCTAATTCTTTTTAGTGTTTTTCAACAGCCTAAGATCAAAAAATCAAACCTGGCTGTTGCGTTGCCGCGCTCCCCTGATAGCATTAGGGTAACTTTTGCCAAGGGGATAGGGATGTGAAGAAAATCAAAATTATTATAGGTGCGATTTGTGCAGTGTTTGTTATAACACTTGCAACTATACTCCTCGTTCCAGATGTAAAATCTGAGCAGGCTGGTTTGATTAAGCTCTGTAGCGATATTACCAGAGGTGCAATGAAGTCTCCTGGTAGTTATAAAATGAATTCTTCACAAATAAAAATGGTGATAGGTCTTCCAGAACTTGGTGTCAAAGACTTTAAAGAAGAAGGTCTCAGAAATGATATTTTGTCAGGAGAAATACCTTACAGGCAGGCTAACGTAACTATACAGCAAGAAGCTCAAAACTCTTACGGGGTCAGCTTAAGCGGTACGACATATTGCTTATACGCAATATTGGGTGATGCTGGTAACGCTAGTTACAGAATTAAATCTGTAAATATAGATAATAAACAAATTAGTGACTTTGATGTCACCCTCCTTTCAAATGCAAAAGAATCTGAGGCTGGAAAGAATAATTTAATAAATAAGCTAAAGTACTTAGAGTATTATATTACAGATAAAATATAACACTTCGAATATTATTAACCCCGCCTAGGCGGGGTTTTTTATTTCCCGGAGAAAAGTAAATGACCGAAAACGTAGGTGAAATTGTTTACATCATTCGCGCTGATACGGCCCAACTCCTTGCTGCTGGCCGTAACGTCGTCGACATGACAAACGATCTCCAGAGTAATTTTGATGATACCGATGAATCAGCCGATAACCTAAACACTACGCTTTCGAAACTTGCTGCAACGCTAAAATTAATTTTTGCCGCTGGTGCTCTGCGCGAAATGGCAATGATGGTTCAGAGCTATCAGGAGATGGCCGAACGGGTTCAGATGGCAACATCGAGCCAGGAAGAATTTGAGCATGTTCAAAAGCGTTTGCTTAGTACCGCAAATGGCACCTATCGATCTCTTTCTGAAGCGCAGGAGCTTTATATCCGTAGCGCCGATGGCCTGCGTAGCATGGGGTACGCAACCGATCAGGCAATTGATGTTCAGGACTCGATGTCTTATGCATTCGTTAAGAATGCCGCCAGCGCGGACCGGGCTGAGTCAGCTATCAGTGCTTTTACTAAGGCGATAAATACTGGCAAGGTCTCCGCCGATCAGTGGGAATCTATTACTACAGCCATCCCAACCGTAATAAACGACATTGCGAGCGCCAGCGGCAAAACGGCTGCTGAAGTGCGCGCATTGGGTGCCACCGGTAAGTTGACAGCTTCAGAACTTAGCGAAGGTTTACGTCAGTCTCTTGATGATAACGCAGCTGCTGCGGCGGGAATGTCTAACAACCTCACTGATGCTGGTGTGAGGATGAAAACGGCATTTACTGAGGTACTGGTCGCAATCGAAGGTCAGACGGGGGCACTACAAACTTTTACTAACGGCCTTATCGCTGCCGCAGACACCATTCTGGAGTTCGGGCGAGATTCCGAAGAAATGGCGGGCTTTATTGATACAGCAACCATTGCCGCAAAGGCTTTCGCGCTTGTGCTGGCTGGACGATATGCTGGCGCCTTAAAAACCGGCATAGCCAGTAAAGTTCAGCACATCGCAGCGAATCGCCAAATGGTAACTGCTGAAAATCAGGCGGCTCAGGCAGCACTCTTCTCAGCTAATGCCACGCAGCGCAGATCTCTCGCAGATAAAGAAGCAGCCATTTCAGCGTTAAGTCTTGCTCAGGCAGAATACAATGTAGCCAGGGGGAGCGCGGCAGAAATGCTGGCGCTTGATAACCTTATCGCGGCAAAAACAAGAGCAACCGCAGCTTCGATCGCGCTAGCTGAAGCAGAAACAGCGCAGGCCGCAGCTACCGTTCGCGCTACCGCCGCCGCAAGCGGCGCGTCTATTGGGATGGGGTTATTGCGTAATGCATTTTCGTTAATTGGTGGCCCTGCCGGGGTGATAATGATCGCCGCCGGAGCTTTACTTTACTGGTGGCAAACCACAAAGCAGGCAAAAGAAGAAGCAATCAACTTTGCCAGTTCTCTGGACGATGTAATATCCAGAATGAAGGAGATGGACCAAATCCAGCTCAGAAAAACTCTGGACAATACTGCCACGTCTATTGAAGCTCTTAACGAACAGTTCAAAGACCAAGTAAAAGAACAGAATAGTGCACGCAAAAATTTAGAAGAATACCAACGACAACTCGAAGGACTGCGCGAATCCGGCGCGCCTCTGCAGGTGATTGAAGATGCCCAAAGAAGGGTTACACAATCACTTCGCGAGCTGAATGCGAAAACTGCTGATGTTAATGACACATCAAATACACTGCGCTCCACTCTGGAAAAGCAGGCTCTTATTCAAGAGCAGCTTAATCAGAAAGCGAGGGAGTCCGATGCGGCCTTCGCGATCCTTGAAAACAACCTCAAGAATGTAATTCCTGGAGCAAGCCAAAGCGCTATTATTGCGATGGCTTCAACGATCGAAGTTCTGGATAAACTCAATAAAAAAGCCGCGAACGTTGGGAATAAACAACCTGCGGAACCGGAAGACTCCCCCGAAGCGAAGAAACTCATTCAGAACGCCGAGCGCCGTCTTGCGCTTTCAAAGCTTGAGGGCGAGGCAAGAGCAAGACTGCAGGCGCAATTCGATGCTGATGACGCCGGGATTACTGATGAGAAAAAAAGAAAGGCCCTTGCGGATCAATACGCTGAAACAGAGCGGTTAACCAGCGCAAGAAAAGCCGCAAACAAGGAAGCGAAGAAGTCCGCTGACGACGCAACGCAATTTTTATCTCGTCAGCAGTCTGCCCTGGATCGACTCAACACCGGTTATGCCGATGGCTCTCTTGAACTGGCAAAGTACGATGCGGTTATGGCGCTGGGCAACAAAGCGACTGACGCGCAAATCGTTAAGGCGGAGCAGCAGGCCGAAGCAATCTGGAGAAGTCAGCAGGCGATAAAGGCCGCTGCGGAGGAAGAGAAAAAGCGCACTCAGGCCAGTCAGAACTTCACCAGCCTGCAGGGGCAGGTATCACCAGTTGCAGCGGTCGATAACTCATATCTGACGCAAATGGCGCAGCTCAATGAGTACGTAACCCTTTACCCGCAAAAGATCGCGGAAGCCGAAGCGTTACGGGCCAGTATCGAGGAACAGTATCACCAGCGGCGCATGGCGGCCATGTGGGAAGAGTGGCAGCAGCAAAGCCAGATTAACAGCATGATTGGCGCTGCCGTAGACTCCTTACAGGGTGGGGCAACCAGCGCCATCACCGGCCTGATAAACGGCACTCAAAGCCTGCGGGAATCCTTTGCCAACATCGGCACCACGATTTTAAACAGCGTGGTGGGCAGCTTTGTCCAGATAGGCATTGAATGGGCTAAAAGTCAGCTTATGGGCCAGGCGGCTGCGGCTGCTTCTCTGGCGGCAACTACTGCCCAGGCTTCAGCTGCCGCAGCTGCATGGGCACCCGCTGCTATGAGCGCCTCCATCGCGACGTACGGCAGTGCCGCTGCAGTGGGGCAATCAGCGTACGCTGGTTCAATGCTGATGGCTAAAGGCATGGCGCTTGCCGGCGGTCGCCGTTACGGTGGCACCGTGTCTGCTGGCAATGCCTATCGCATTAACGAAGATGGGCGCTCTGAGGTATTCCAGACAGCTGGCGGTCAGCAGATATTCATGCCGAACAAGTCAGGGAAGATCATTCCAGCAGATAAAGCAAGCGGCGGGGGTAGTGTTGTTCAGCACATCACTTTCGAAATCAACACTACCGGTGGAATTGACCAGGCAACGATGAAGCAGATGGAAGGGATGATGAAGCGTGTGGCTCTTTATCATATCAGCGACCAGTCGTCTCGCCCCGGAGGCTTAATCCAACCGAGGAATAAACGCTAATGCCAGAAATCTTCATCTGGAAACCTCAGCGCGGCTACAGCGCCGAACGCACCCCTAACGTGGCTGTCGTCAAACTCGGTGACGGTTACGAGCAGCGCCAGAAGAAAAGCATTAACCCGCTGATGTCAAAATACTCGCTGACGTTTCGCGGCGTTAATGGGTCATGCCGCGTGAACCCGGCGAAGCAGGCCGAGGCGTTTCTGACAGCACGCATGGCGGTGGAGTCGTTCTACTGGACGCCATCGGATACGGGGGTACAGGCGCTGTTCGTCTGTCGCTCCTGGAGCATGACAAAGACCGGGCCGCTGTATGAACTGTCGGCCACGTTTGAAGAGGTACCACGATAAACGCGCAATAAATGCATGGTTATTGAGCGATTGAATTAATCAGCATCGTTTAATTTGTATCCACCAACATGGGGGTATTAACGATGTTACTTAAATTCTTAACTGGTACCGTTGTTCTTGCATTAAGCCTGACGATAGCAAATTCTGCCTTTGCCAAAGAGTCTGGGCTTCCCGTCGAACAGGTGAAGCAACTGATTATCGAAGAGTCTATTTCCGAATACCCAGGTACCTGCGCCTGCCCATTTAACAGAGCCAGTAACGGCAGTAAGTGTGGTAAACGCAGCGCCTGGAGTAAAGCCGGAGGTTATTCTCCGATTTGCTATAAAGACGAAGTCACCAAAGAAATGGTGGACGACTGGCGAAAACGAAACAGTGCATAACATTAACCCGCTTCGGCGGGTTTTTTTATGGAGGAATTTCAGTGCGCGATATACCAGCCAATTTGATTATCGATAGTGTTGATGCCGGAGTTGGCGCCTTTATCGATCTGTTTGAACTCGACCTACGGCCTTACGGCGGGAACCTCGAACGTCTCCACTCCGGTACCAACGGTTTTTACAACAACGTCATCTGGCGCGGTAACGCCTATCCCGCTTATCCCATCGCTGTCGAAGGCTTCGAGAGCCGGAACGAGGGTACCTATGCGCGCCCGGTTATGGCCGTCGCGAACGTCACGGGTATGATTTTTGGGATGAACCATGATTTCGACGATCTGCTGGGTGTAGTTGTCACGCGCCGCCAGGTGCCGGTGAAGTATCTTGATTCGGTTAACTTCCCCAATGGTAATCCGGATGCAGATCCTACTGTGGAGGCAGTGTCCCGTTACGTTGTCGAGGAGATGACAGAGGAAACCTCAGAACAGGTGACTTATTCCCTCGCAACGCCGGTGGACTGCGACAACGCTATTATTCCGGCGCGGACTATCCTGGCGGATGTCTGCCAGTGGGTGTATCGCGGTACCGGCTGCAATTACGACGGACCGCCGGTCGCCGATGAACGGGACAACCCGACCAGCAACCCTGCGCTGGACAAATGTTCTCACCGCCGTACAGGTTGTCGCTTCCGGTACCCGCGACCGTACCCCATGCCAATCAGCAGTTTCCCTGGTTCACAGAAGGTTTCCTGATGCAGGAATTACTCGAGTATGCGGCCTCGTCGCAGGATGAAGTGTGCGCACTGATAATCAACGATACACGCCTTTACCCGTGCCGGAATATACATCCCAATCCGGCTCACCATTTCCGCATCAGCGATGAAGACTGGCTGGCAGCGGAAGATGCGGGGGAAGTCACTGCGGTATTTCACTCACATCCGCAGGCGGTACCGGTGCTGTCAGGTGCTGATCGTGCTATGCAGGTTATGACAGCCCTGCCCTGGTGGCTGGCGTGTAACGGCGAGCTGCGAAAGTTCCGCCCGGTAGCGCACCTGCTGGGCCGGAGGTTCGAGCATGGGGTGACGGACTGCTACACGCTGTTTCGCGATGCGTATCACCTGTGTGGCATTGACCTGCCGGATTTCGCCCGGACAGAAGGCTGGTGGCTGCGCGGAGAGAATCTCTATCTCAGAAACATGGCGGCCAACGGTTTTCATCAGGTTTCTGCAAGCGAGGCCGTACCTGGCGATGTGATTATCCGCCAGCCGTTTCCGGGGGCCGACCCGTGCCATGCGATGATCCTTCTGGACGATAACATGGTGCTTCACCACGACCACGCAGGGCACCTCAGCAGGCGTGAACCCTTCCGCATGGCTTACATGAAACAAACCCATTCCATCTGGAGGCATCACCGGTGCTCATCTTTAGATTTGCGGGGCATTTCCGCAGACATTTCCGCCAGGTCACATTAAACGTCGACACCCCCGCCCAGGGGCTGAGATTACTGCTGGCCCAGTGTCCGGAATTCAAAAAAGACTTTCTGAAATCGCGGGTGCGCGTCCGGATTGCCGGCGAAGACGTTGCCGCAGACGCGATGCGCTGGCACCTGGACAGGCGTCTGTCTAATGGTTCCAGTGTACTTTTCGTGCCGGTGGTTGAAGGGGCGATTACCGCAGCCGCCGCCGCGTGGATCGCAGTGGCGGTAAGTGTCGCCTCCATTGCCTACAGCGTATACATGTCCCGCAACATGAAAACCAAAACCTCAGCCGAGGCGGCGGAAAACAACACCATCACAAACAACTCTTTTACCAGTGCGGAGAACCGCGCCGGACAGGGGCGTCCAGTGCCAATCCTGCTGGGCGAGATGGTGTGTGGCTCTAACGTTATTTCCCTCGGTATCGACACGACAAATAACCAGGACTGGACAGAATCAATAAGTTAAGGTGGCATTATGTCTTCAGGCGGCGGCAAGGCCAGCACTCCCAGACTTCTCGACGATAACCTCAAATCAAAACAGTTTTACCGTGTGCTGGATCTGATCAGTGAAGGCCCGATTTACGGACCGGTTGACCAGTCACACCTTTCTTCGTTCATGCTGAATAAAACTCCCATCACGGATCCTGCCGGTAACGTCAGCGTGAACGGCGTGAGCGTGGCCTGGCGACCCGGCTCGGAATTCCAGAACCCCATCAACGGTTTTTCCGCCATCGAGGCGACCAGCATCGTTAATACCGAGGTGACTTTCAACACGCCACTGGTTCGCACAGTCTCCGATCAGGATGTCACACGCGTGAGGCTGAATATCGGCGTGACGGGGCTGGTCGAGCAGGATACAAAAGGGAACCAGAAGGAAACCTCTGTGACGATGGTGATCGAAACCCGCGTTGCCGGCGGGGCGTTCATTCAGCAAAAAGTGGTTACTATCACCGGGAAAATATCTGGCGAATATCTTGAGGCGCACGTCATCGAGGCACCAGCAACGAAACCCTTCGATATCCGCGTTCGCCGCATCACGCCTGACAGCAACAGCGACCTGCTGTCCAACGGTACTATCTGGAACAGCTACAGCCAGATTACTGACGACAACCTGAACTACCCGTTTTCGGCTATTGCCGGTGCAGTGATTGACCGTGACCAGTACAGGGACACCCCGGCTCGTACCTATCACCTGCGCGGGCTGATTGTCGATGTGCCGGATAACTACGATCCGGTTGCCCGCACATATAACGGATTGTGGCTGGGGGGATTTAAGAAAGCGTGGACGAACAACCCGGCCTGGCTCTTTCGCGAGCTGGTGAAAAATACGCGATTTGGCCTGGCCCGGCGCGCGGGTTATATCGATGTCGACGACGGTGCGCTTTATATCCTGTCACAGTACTGTGATCAGCTGGTAAACGACGGGTATGGCGGGAAAGAGCCCCGCATGACGCTGAACGCCTATATTACCGAGCAGGCCAGCGCCCGCGATATCCTGGATAAAATCGCCGGGATGTTCCGGGGCATTGCCCTCTGGGATGGCCTGCGCCTTACGGTCATGCTGGACACGCCTCAGGATCCGGTTGCCGCCATTACCAATGCGAATGTTGTCGACGGGAAATTCAGCCGCAGCTCGGTTAAACGGGCCGAAAAATACAACGCAGTGGTGGTGTCCTGGACTGACCCGGATAACGGCTGGGAGCAGGTGAAGGAATATGTTTCCGACGATGCCATGATCGCGCGCAGTGGAACCTACAACGAAACAACGCTTGAGGCGTTCGGCTGCACGTCTCGCGGACAGGCCTGGCGAGCAGGTAAATGGCTGCTGGAAACTGCAAAACGTGAGAGCAGCCGGTTAACTTTCCAGATGGCCCGGGATGCAGTCGCCTTCACACCGGGTGATGTCGTGGAAATCATGGATAACGACTATGCCGGGACACGTCTGGGTGGGCGTATTGTCTCGCACTCCGGCGCGAATATTACCGTAGATGCGGATGTCTCCGGTCTGGTTTCGCCAGGCGACAACATGTCGCTTATGGGCAGCAATGGAAAGTTTGTGAAATACCCCATTGTCAGCGTATCCGGGCGCGTCATTACTTTGCGCAGCGCTCCCGCCTGGGTGCGTGACGGGACTGTTTTTGCTATTTCAGTCAGTGAACTGTCCGTTCGTCTTTTCCGTATCCTGAGCATTGCTGAAACAGAAAATAACTCGGTTTACAGCATTACGGCGGGACAGCACGACCCGAACAAACAGGCCATTGTGGATGAGGGCGCTGTTTTTGAAATGCCCACCGACACCCTGAATGGCTACCGGGTACCGAATATCGAGAACCTTCGCATTCTGAACACCAACAGCGAAACCGTGCAAGTGACGGCGACATGGGAAACCGCCACCACCACCAAAAAGCTGGTGTTCGAACTGTATGTCTATAACGAAAGCGGGGCGGTTGTTGCACAGTATGAAACCGACCAGTTTCGCTATGATTTCTACGGACTTAATGCCGGTAATTACATGCTCGGGGTGCGTGGACGCAACGAGAACGGCATGAAGGGTGCCGAAACTCAGGTGAACCTGATTATCGGGGCGCCACTGGCACCGTCATCCGTTATCTGGACGCCAGGCATTTTCTCAGCAGATATCGTCCCGGTTATGCGTGTGACTGCCACTTCAGACACCACCTTTGAATTCTGGTACAGCGGTGAAAATCGTGTTCTTAACCCGGCGCTGATTGAAGACCAGACGCAATTCCTCGGGCGATCAAGCCAGTGGAATCTTCACGGACTGAAAGCGGATACCACGTATTACATGTACGTGCGGACGCGCAACGCGTTCGGCGTGTCGGGTTTTGTTGAAGCATCAGGCAAGGCATCGTCAGATATCCCTGGCATGATCGATTACATCGATGAAGCGGTGCGCGATTCAGAGGCATTTAAGAATGTGCAGGCCGGGATAGATTTCAGTCTGGAAGCGACGATGCAGAACACGCTGGCCCAGGTGGAAGGGGCGCAGATCCAGTATGAACAGGTGGGACTGGCGCGTGCTGAAATCTCGCAGGCCAGGATTACCATTGCGGATAACGAACGGGCCTTCGCACAGTACCAGGAGCTTGTGGCCGTTCAGTTTGGTGATGCTGCTGCAGAAATCAGTGAAGTTAAAACCGCACAGGCTAACGCCGACGAGGCGTTCGCTGAATACCGGCTTTCAGTGGCGGCCGACTTTAACGGTGTTAAAAGCAGCATTACCACCATTCAGGAGGCGCAGTCTTCAGCCGAACAGGCCTTTGCACAATACCAGACGCAGGTAGCAACCCAGCTCGGAAACCAGCAGGCAGCCATTAACCAGAAGCTCACTTCTGTTATTACCGATAACGGTACCGCAAAGGTTTCATACACCCTGAATCTTGGCGTGCGGCGTGGCGAGCAGCTCTATAACACCGGCTTTGGGATGTCACTCGAGCCGAACGGCAGCGGGGGGTATAAATCGACGGCAGTTTTTGCTGCTGACCAGTTCGGTATTTATTCCGGCAGCGATCCGGGCAGTTATGAAGCCGCGTTCTTTGTGTTCAATGGTCAGGTGTTTTTACGGTCTGCGTTTATTCAAAACGGCAGTATAGATAACGCCAAAATAGGTAACTTCATTCAGTCGAATAATTTTGTACCCGGCGTCAGTGGCTGGCGATGGGACAAAAACGGCACATTTGAAAACTATGGCACAAACGGACTGGGTGCCAAAAAGGAAACTAACATAACCACCAGTGTCAGGGATGCTAACGGCGTGCTTCGGGTGCAGATCGGTTATCTGACGGGGGTTTTCTGATGTGGGGGATCCAGACGTGGGACGGCGCAGGCCGTCCAAACAACTATGGAATTAAGCCGGTATCAGTTATTGGTGTCATACCACTGGCGGCCGGACAAAACAGCGGGGCATGGTCTTTTCCAGTTCCCGCCGGGTTCAGGGTGGGTTTTGTGGTATCTCTGGATAACGGCGGAACTACGGTGGGCCGCCGGATCGTGGCCTCCGGAAACACCATAACCATTCTGCCCGCAAGCGAGGCTGGCGTCGGTAATTATCCCGCCTCTGCATGCGAACTGGTCGTGTTTATGGAGAGAGCTTAAATGTCTTATGGAGCAATGATATTGCTGGAAAACGGCAATCCGTTTGTTACGCCACAGTCAACGCCATTTTGTTTATACCGTAAGGTTGTGGTTAATTCTGACGGCAATGGCGTGGCGTCCGCTGATATTCCGATAGATCCTTCCTGGCCGGCTATCGCATTCTGCCGCATATCAAATACCAGTGCGCCAACATATACCAACGTTGCCAGAACCGGAGGCGTGATCAGAGCATCCTCCTCAACGCCGGTCGGGGCCGCAAAAACCCCACACACACTCACAGTCTATGTTTTTGCAATATTTCCTCAAACGCTGCCTGCATGGGGCTTTGCCATCTGGGATGCCGCCGGGAAACTGGTGCTGACCAATGAAAGCCGGGTGCTGTCTGATTTAGTGACGGTCGGCACGCCGGGCGCCGGTGGGGGAATAAATATCGACCAGACGCTGGCAGGCTCCTGGGCGGTCGCTCCCACGACCCTGGGAATGTCATTATGGCAGGTTATGGTCCAGGGTCAGCCGGTCATTATCAGTATTGCTGCCTATACAGGTTGTCGCTTTGATGGTGTAAATACCCGTATAAATGCCGTCGGGAATCAGGTCGGCCAGGGCAGCCCGGCAGGAGGAAGCAATACCGGTATAACCCTCACTGCCATTAACACAGCCATGTACGACTGAACCTATTAATTTTTACAGCCAATACCCCGCTCCGGCGGGTTTTTTATTGCCTGTAATCAGGAGACATTATGTCCGCAGGAACTCTCAAACTGACCAACAATTCGACGGCGGTTGTTGGTACCAGTACGTTATTCACCACGGATTTAAAACCGGGCGATTTCATTACCGCGACCATCGGCGGCGTGCTGTACACCCTGCCGGTTGATACCGTCACCAGTAACACGGCCGCCACGCTGGTCAGCCCCTTCACCGGCCCGACAACCACCGGCGCGGCTTGGGCAGCAGTACCACGTAAAACAATGAACCAGGTTCCTGCCGAACTGGTCGCACAGTCGACCGAGGCGCTGCGCGGACTGCTGGCTGAAAAGGGCGTCTGGACAAATTTTTACACGGCACCGGGCGACATCTCTGTCCAGCTGAGTCAGGCAATGCCGGCAGTCACCGGACCGGGCTGGCAGAAAATGGCCGGACTGGTCGGTTCATCACAGCAGGTCCGTGGCGCGCTGCCAGCAGCAGCTAATCTGAACAGCTATGGACCGACAGCGGCGCTTGCCGGGATATGGATGCAGGGCACATCGAATAATGCGCAGCCAGCCAGCAATTTCCCGGAACCGAATGCTGTGGGTTTCCTGGAAGTGTTCGCAGGCGGGCAATGGGGAGGCACCCAGCGGTATACAGTCCGAAACGGCAACGTTTATGTCCGCTCTCTCACTGCATCATGGAACGGGGTGGACGGGCCATGGGGTGACTGGAGCCTCGTCGGTGTGAATTCGCGCCCCGGATATTATGAGGGTGATTTAAATGCCCTGGTTACCCCCGGCACCTGGTCCATTACTGGTGTCGCTACAAACGGCCCAGTGGCATCCGGGCTGACAGGCATCTGTGAAGTGCTGTTGCGGAGCAGCACTAATTCAGTGGTGCAGAGATTTACCGCCATCGTATCGGGTGCTGCGTTTATCAACCGCACCTGGCAGCGGACGCTATCCGGGACCACCTGGTCTTCCTGGGAGCAGCAAGGGGCAAAGGTACTGAATGATTTGGGCCTTGGCGTATCGAGCATGTCATCCGTATCCGGAATGGACTGGAACCAGTTTGATTTTGTCAGTGGTCAGGAGTTCTCAGTTGCTGCCAGCAACATGACTAATACCCCACCAGGAGTCGATACCACAGGATGGGGCTCGACGCCTGTATGTTTCAATGTAATCGGTGTTGACGGATCTATTGTCACGGCCGAATGCTGGTTATCGCATGTCACCAATAGCCTTTTCAGGCGGTATCAGGTTCGAATTTCAGGCAGTAAGGGTTCACGAATTTTTGCTGTACGCCAGATTTGGACAAGTGCCGACGTTATCCCGGTTGCGAATGGCGGAACAGGGGCCACCACTCCGGCCGGCGGGCGTTCCGCTTTGCAACTCGGCGACTCCGCGACTAAAAACGTTGGCACTGGTGCCGGCACCGTTGCAGCGGGGGACGATTACCGCATTAAAGATGCAGCATCCGTCAAAGGGGCTGCCTTTACAGGCGTTATCGATTTTCTCAACTACACGAACTCCGGAGACGCGGGAGAGGCCATCATCCTTCGCGCAGCGCACGGTGTCTCAAATCCGGGTGAGTTTTACAACAATTTCTGGAAGGCATTTGCGCCCGACGGGTCGTACAGCCGGATGCAGCATTACACGACCTCGTATCACAGCATACGCATGGTTGTTGTGGGCGTGACCGGCGGGACTGGAGTTTTCACGTTCGGCCAGACGGGTACGGCGATTGCGTCAAACGCCTGGGTCAACTCCGGTTCAGATGAGCGCATTAAGGAAGACATCAGGCCTGTCGAAAATCCCCGCGATATCCTGATGAATGTCCGGGCGGCCACATGGAAGTTTAAGCACAGGGGGGCTGAAGGTCGTTTCGGTATCGGGGTTATTGCCAACGATATCGCAAAATATTTCCCGAACGCCGTGTTTAACACTGGCTCCCGCGAGCTTGATGACGGAACAGTGATTGATGATGTACTGGCGGTTGAGGCAGGCGATTCCGGTGCCATGGTGGCAGTGCATCATGCTGTGCTGCAGTCGCTGGTGGAGGAGAACAATTCACAACAGCTCGAAATTGAAGCACTTAAATCAGACATGGAAAAGCTGAAGAAAATAGTGGAGGGGCTTATCACTAAATAATTCAGTCCGTTACGCCTGGCGCTTCAATTGATAGCCAAACCCGATATTGATCGGCTTAATGATTGAAACTACTGTATATAAAAACAGTATAACTATCAGGAGTCGATTTTTATGGAATTTTACACGCCAGCAGAACTGCGCGGCATTGTCGCGCTGCCATTATACGGTGACCTTGTCCAGTGCGGGTTTCCGTCTCCCGCCGCCGACTATGTCGAACAACGCATCGATCTGAATGAACTGATGATCCAGCATCCCAGCGCGACCTATTTTGTGAAGGCGGCAGGGGATTCAATGATTGAAGCGGGTATCAGCGACGGCGATCTGTTGGTGGTGGACAGTTCCAGGACAGCGGAACACGGGGATATCGTGATCGCGGCGGTGGGCGGTGAATTCACCGTTAAGCGCCTTCAGTTGCGCCCGACGGTTCAGCTTAATCCCATGAACAGCGCCTATTCGCCTATTTACGTGGGCAGTGAGGACACGCTGGACGTATTCGGCGTGGTGACATACATCGTTAAAGCGACAAACTGATGTTTGCCCTGGTCGATGTGAACAGCTTTTACGCTTCGTGCGAAACGGTGTTCAGACCCGATTTAAAGGGGCGGCCCGTCGTTGTTCTCTCGAATAACGACGGGTGCGTTATTGCCAGAAGCGCCGAGGCCAAAGAAATTGGCATAACGATGGGCGAACCGTTCTTTAAGCAGCGCGATTTATTCCGGCGCTATAACGTGGCCACGTTCTCCAGCAACTATGAGCTGTACGCAGATATGTCGAACCGGGTGATGACGACGCTGGAAATCATGAGCCCCCGCGTCGAAATTTATTCCATCGATGAGGCATTTTGCGATCTCACCGGCGTGCGGAACTGCCGGAACCTGGAAGATTTCGGGCGGGAAATCCGTGCCACGGTTTTGCAGAATACCCACCTCACCGTGGGCGTCGGCATTGCGCAGACCAAAACCCTGGCAAAGCTGGCGAACCACGCCGCGAAGAAATGGCAGCGGCAGACCGGGGGCGTCGTCGATTTGTCGAATGTCGATCGCCAGCGCCGGCTGATGTCCATCGTACCCGTGGAAGACGTCTGGGGAGTGGGGCGGCGCATCAGCAAAAAGCTGAACGCCATGGGGATCACCAACGCCTGCCAGCTGGCTGACACCTCGACCTGGGTAATCCGGAAGCATTTTAACGTCGTGCTCGAGCGAACCGTGCGGGAGCTGCGCGGCGAACCCTGTCTTGAACTGGAGGAGTTCGCGCCGGCCAAGCAGGAAATTGTCTGCTCCAGGTCGTTCGGTGAACGCGTAACGGAATACGAGCAGATGCACCAGGCAATCTGCAGTCATGCTGCGCGTGCTGCGGAGAAACTGCGTGGTGAGCACCAGTACTGCCGGTACATATCTGCTTTCGTGAAAACCTCGCCATTCGCCATCAACGAGCCGTATTACGGCAACAGCGTGTCCGTGAAACTTCTCACCCCCACCCAGGACACCCGCGACATCATCAACGCCGCGGTGCGCTGTCTGGATAATATCTGGCGGGACGGCCACCGGTACCAGAAAGCAGGCGTAATGCTGGGCGACTTCTTCAGCCAGGGCGTGGCGCAGCTTAATCTGTTCGACGACGCGGCGCCGCGCCGGAACAGTGAAAAACTGATGACGGTTCTGGATCAGCTCAACGCCAAAGAGGGAAAAGGAACTTTGTTTTTCGCGGGGCAGGGAATCCAGCAGCAGTGGCAGATGAAAAGGGACATGTTGTCGCCGCGTTACACTACGCGGTTTTCAGATCTACTTCGGGTAAAATGA